ATGTGGCGCAGTGTTTTTTTATTGCTTGTATCTTTTTCAGCCTATTCATCGGCGGGTTATTACGATGGTACAGAAGGATTAACAGGAGAAGCGTTAAAGACAAAGCTTCATAGTATTATCGATGGTCAGAAGCCGCTTAAGTACACCCAGAGCGGAAATGATGATTGGTACGATGGTGAGAAAGTAGATGTATGGGAGGCTCTGGTTTATACAGATTCCGCATGCCCTACTGAAACGCCTAAATGCGGCTTAATCAGAATGCTTTATACAGGCGAAGTTAAACGCATTGACCAGGCTAACCGTGGAAACAGTAATGACGACTCGTGGGACCGTGAACACGTATGGCCTAAATCCCGTGGTTTTGCCAAACAAAGCCAAGATGGTTACACCGACCTTCACCACTTGCGCCCTGCTGACCGTAATTTAAACGGTGCGCACAGTAATTATGGTTATGGCATGGGCGGTGAACCAGTGTATGACGAACATGATGATGGCTCTGAGGTGTTATCAGGAGCTTATGTAGACCGGGACAAAGAATCTTTCGAGCCAACAGACAAAGCTAAAGGCCAAGTTGCGCGTATGATCTTCTACATGGCAACACGATACGAAGTAGGCGACAACGCCTCACCAGAAAACATGCCAGACTTACGCATAATCAAAGGTAACCAGAAGCAAAGCGGAGAGCCAACCATAGGCGACTTATGCACGCTTGTTGCGTGGAACGATGAATTCCCTGTCACCGACTTTGAGAAACGCCGGAACGACCGAGTACAGGAGCTACAGGGCAACCGTAACCCGTTTATTGATCATCCAGAGTTTGTGGATTCGATATGGGCGAGTAAGTGCCCTTAAATCATTCGCAATGGTGTCATATGAAGCATTGCTAAATTTCACCTGACACCACACTCAACTTACTAGCTACGACGGACAAGCACTAACTGATTTTTAAATCTAAGCCATTCATGATCGCCCTGCACTAAAAACACCCACCAACCATATATAAAAAAACTAATAACACTAACAAGCATTAACAGATTCATAGGCGGTAAGTCTGGTCCCTTCAGAGCTAAAAGCACAATAAATATAACCCCATATAACAGCATAAATGCTGACATTAGATATGAAAAAGAGAAAGACAATAAATAATTGGCCAGTCGCAACCTAGGCCTATTAATTGGTGATTGTGTTGCAGATCTGAACTGGTGACCAAGCCAATGAAAAAAAGCTCTCATTGTATTGATGAAAGCTGGTGAGTTTAACTCAACGACCGTTCTGACAAAAATTCGAACTATAAGTGATAGCGCAACAGCAATCCAAACAGAATAGGTCAGTGATTCTGGCAAATCACTATTGATAGAACCAAAAGCCTGCAATAACCCTTCAACACTCATATCTCACCCCTGAATACCAAATTGTTAGTTACTAATCATCTTATATATAAAAATACAGAAAGCCCACATCGGTGGGCTTTACTTTTGCTGATTTAAAAGGCCTGTCGTTTATACGTCTAGGAAGGTGCGGTTGGCGTATTCCTTGATGCATTCGACGTTTTTATTTACCCAGTCTGGTGTGCGTAGTTGGGCGATTTGGGTTTGGTACATGCGGACGGCTTGGATTAGGTCGACGAGTTCTTTAGAGGGAACGACGACGGGGTTGCCTTCTAATTTCATGGCCGTGATCATGTTGTTGAGGATCTGGTACTTTTCTTTGTTTTGGAAGTTGGTTTCGTGGTTCGTGGTGGCGGGAAGGTGTTTTTGCTCGTTGAGCTGTTTTTCGCAGTCGATGAAGTAGCGGCGAGCTTGTTTGCCCTTATCATTCAGCTCAACCATGGCCAGTTCTTTTGCCATGTCTAAAGTGATGAAATACTCTTTTGTCGCGCCACGATTCCCGCTTGCCGAATTTGGCAAGCGGCTTACAACAGTGTAATCGACACCTTCTTCAAAGCCATATTTATCTATACGGGCTTTAATCCAGTTAGCAAAGTATCTGCCTACTTCTAGAAAAGCATGAAGTTCACGGGCATTAACGGTATCAAGAGTTTGCTCGTTGATAGAGCGAGTGTGAAGCGGAATAAGTTGCGTAGCCATACTTGGCCTCCTTCGGTCATTAAATTGACCACTCCTTGAGTGTGAGAGTCTCAATGGGTGGTGGGTCTAAATCAGGATCTCACAACCGCCCGAAGGAACGGCCTAGCCGAAGCTAGCCCAACAAAGACCCACCATAACAGGCGGACTCCGGCCACAAAAAAACACGCGGTGCGTGTTTTAGGCCGCTTCGGTACAAACGGGGTGAGATTCCCGGCACTGGATTTTGCCAGTGCAAGAGAAATACTAGATCAAGATGCGGGTGGGGTCAATGAAACATACTAATTAGTGTAAAATCTAAAAATCAATATGCAGTATCAGCTTCTGTGATCTCAGTAGGTTTATAAGTTAAAATAATAGGCCCAGAATTGAAAGTATCAAATATTGCTTCAGTAGAATTGAAATTAGTAAAATCATCTACAGTAAAATCTATACCATTTTTATCATGAAAACACCCTATTCTATGTACTTTTTGATATTGGTCTACATAATTTGAGAATAGTTCTAAGGTTCTACATCTCGGATGCCCATATCCAAGGTGTGGGCCGGCACTCACTAATAACCATTTTGGTTGTGTTAAATCTTCAAAACCTTCCGGGTAAGAGCTAAAAGAACCATGATGGGGAGCTGTCACCACAAATACATCATCATAATTTATTGATTTATTATTTTTCATAAATTCTAAAGTTTTACTAGACATATCTCCAGTCAGCAATGAATATCTATTGACAAAGCCGTCTGATACTTGTCTAGGTGTGTTTATAGCAAGCACTACACTTTTATCATTTGAGTCATCACCCTCCACATTAGCTGCTAATACATGTGTGCTAACTTTTTGCTTGGGACAACTTAATTCAAGAAATTCATCCCCGGGTAGGCTTTTAAAATTTTCATTGAATTTTTCCAATTTTAAATACTTATTTTTACTTAAGAATTTCAATAAAGAAGCTGTATTTCCGGCTTTATAGTCTTCAATATCGCCACCATAAAATATATTCTTTGGCATAATATCAAAATTATTAGAAAGATTTAGAATTATTGATGAGATATAATTATAATGATCAATATCAGGATGACTCAGCAAAATATTATACTCTGAAATTTCTAATTCTTTTTTTATTTCACTAATAGCTTTAATGGTTTCAGTCTCATTCCATTTATATAAGCCAAATTTATCCCTAAGTTTCTGATTAGCCCCTGAACTACCACAATCATAAACCATCATTTTTTTATCAGCCGGACAAGTTAGAACCTGACACAAGCCTTGACCAATTGGTAAGGTTATTAACTGAGGGGAAACCTTAGAAAGACCCTCTCCAAAACCAATTGATAAAGGTTTATTCTCAAAACCAGTTTTATCGACATTACTATCATCAAGACTATATTTTGTACACCCTGTACATAATATAACTACTATCAAAAAAATTCGATTAAACATTTTATTCCCTTCTAATTAGGATATTCCATAAAGTGAAAATTGAAGAAGTTTTATGATTTCATCTTCAAAGATTGAAGCATTTTGATGTAAATTATGATTGTATAGCCAATTTTTATAGCAGCCTATTGTAAACATTCCCGTACTAGAATATTTAGATTTACTGGTCACTTTCACATCACTACCAGCTAAAATCACACTTACTTGTCTGAAATTCAATCCCCACTCAGTTGCGTTCTTTCCTTGAAGAGAGTATTTAAATATTACATCTTCTATTTTAGGACTTTGATTGTAGCAACCTATCAAGTATGCAGTTTGAACTGAATTTTCTAATACCAGAATTTTCATAAACACTTTACATCCTTATAAAATGGCTAGCATTTAAACTAGCCATGTTGAAAACTATATTTTTAACGATACCCCCCTTAAACATCCCTTAATAATAGATTCATGTGCTGATGAATTTAAAATCAACTCAACAAATACACTATTGGCAATATCATTTGGAAAATTCGTGCCTTCAGGAAACGGTATAAAAATATTGGTAGACGATGAGTGGTCAACCTGATGTTCATTACTATTATATGTAGCAAACACAACATCTGATTCAAAAATTGCTTGTGCATTTACAATATAATTCTCAGCAGGTACTGGTGACGTTATGCGAATTCCATAAAGATCATCCTTTTTTGTAAAGGTGCATATAGCATTTGTTCCGATCTTGAAAGAGTTATTCAGATTTATCTGAGATATACTTGTCGTGATTTTTTTTAGAGGCTGAGATTGGGAGTTAAAAAAACCAGTGATATTAGAAGAGACTTCAGAATCAACTGGAGAAACTGTAATTGAACAGTTTAGATCATTAAATTCTGAAAGCAATTCAGAAACATCATATGCATCAGTATCAAAATCCAATAACAAATAGCTAGACTTGGATTGATTACTTCCATCCTTACCAATGTATGTTTTATTAAATGTTATACCAACTGGATTACGGTCTGGTAGTATATTTAAAACATATGGAACACTATTTCTTAGCCCCCATTGTACAGCACCCATTTTATAAATGGGTTTAAAAGCACCTTCTATAGATTGTGCCTTTGAACTTTCTTGAGAAATAACTGGATTTAACACTTCCGTAAGAACTTTTGAAGCAACTGTTGTAGCAGCCTTAACCACTGTACTAAATAATCCCATTTTAAACATCCTTTTTAATATAAATTTAATTCAGTACTCTTGGTACCAATACTCTTATAGTTATTCAAAATCTTTTTGTCAAGACACCTCAAAGCCTATTAATAAAACTAAGATGAAAAGTTATTTTCAAACCACCTCACTAGCCACCACAGTACACCGATACCCTGCTTTGCTGTCGCCTCTTGCGGTGACTTTGTCGATGGACCAGTTGCCTTTCATTTCGGGTGGGAAGGTGTCGTTTAGGGTGAGGATGCCTTCTGCGACGAGTTTGGGGTTGCCTGGTAAGTCGAGGGTGACGCTGGTGCCTTGGCGTTGGCTTTTGATGAGGTCGTCTTGGCAGGCTTGTTGGGCGGTGGTTGGGTTGTCGTAGCTTTGGCGTAGTTTCTTGTACGGTGCGGTGCCGACGTGTACGGTGTGTTCTTCCCCTGTGTTGTTGTTTGTCCAGTTGGCTTTGACGCCGGTGATGGCGCTTCGGCTGGGTCGGTCGAGTTGGCAGTTGATGAATTGCCCTAGCTCATTTGGTGTGTTCTGGCTCGGTACGCCGACGACGACGGGCGGAATGGCTTGCCCTGTGATGGTTTTAACTTGGCCCCGTTTGGCGAGCACGTACAGGTCGTTGACGGGTTTGGCGATGGCGTCCCGTTCCCGTGCGATGCGGGTTAAAAAGGCGCTGTCGGTTTCGTCGGTTTGGTCCATGTGCTCGAGGACGACACTTTCAAATTCTTTGGCCACGCGTGGGCTGAATCCGTGGGGCGTGACGACTTGGCGGAACAGATCGGCAAGGCTGACGTTTTCGAAGGTGCGTGTGCGGCGCTCTTTAAAGCCGGTTTTGTCGTCTACCTGAAACGGCGCGGCGGTGGCCACGATCGTCACGCTGGGCGGAAACAGTTTCGGCACGATGCGGGTGATTTTGAACTGGCCTTTGTCGATGAGGTTATCACCGTAGCCTTCTTGCCACGTGAGCACCGCGCCCTCTTTCGGCAAGCCTGTTTGCCCTGTGGTGTCGATGTGCAAAGTGAGTTGGTCGCTTTGTGTGCCGGCGGCGTCGATTCGCTCCCACGATGTTAGGCGGTTATTGATGATGCCCTCGCCTGCTCCGCTCACGCGCACTCTTGGCAAGTAGTTGGATGGATTGTCTAGTCCCATATATTGGTTACCGTCTCGGCTGCTTTGTTTGGCAAGGTGGGGATTTCAATAACAACGCCAGCGGGAAGCACTGGCCCGTAGGCTTCTAAGCCGGGGTTGAGTTCAAACAAGGCTTCTTCCGCTTGGTCGTCGTTGCGTTTTAGGGCGATCCACAGAATGTTGGAAATGGTATCGCCGTCGCGGCTACGGATGGTTGTCATTGGCGTACTCTTCTAGCTCTAGGGTGAAAGCGAGGACAAAGGCGGTGCCGTCGTCGATGATCTTGTCTTGCTTCTCTTGCAAGCGTTTGATCGTCCATTGGCCTAAGTTATTGCCGTAGCCATCGGCCAGCACCAAGGGCGCTCGCTGGTTTTGTAAGGCGCGTAAGGCGTTGAGATTCGCCATGCCATCGCCTTGAAACCACGTGCCTGTGACCGTGATGTTTTCCAACTGTTGGCCCGTGTTTTGGCTCATGGGCTTTTGACCGTAACGCGCCACCGCGACCCAACCGCCGTCACTAGTGCGCTGCAAACCCTCGTATGGCGTGCCTTCGCTCAGCGAAAACACAAAACCACCGAGCGACATCATCTGACGCATAATTACTCCTTAGATAAAAATGGAAGGACAGAAACGAAAAAGCCCATCGAGGGATGGGCTTGGGGGTGTTTTGGGGTTAATGAGGTTCAGGGGTGTTTTTTTTCTGAGTCAAAACTCCAAACTTAACGCTGAGCACAGCGGCAGTTTGTTCCGTAGCCTTTCAGCACAAAAAAGCTACGGAACAAAATGTCCGACTGGCACGATTTGTTAGGCTTCAGGATCACTTTGTTGACGATCTAACCTGTTCAATTCTTTTTAATACCTGTTTAAGACCCGGCCATTCAACATCATTTTCTTTGTTACCTTTTATTTTGTAAAAATCTTCAAAATTTTTTCGCTCTTTTGAAGTCATTTTCTCGAATAGCTCTTCCATTTCTGGTGATAGTCTGAATGACCGAATTTTCATACCGCTACCTCTAACGGCATCATTAAAATCCAAGAAGTGCTCATGTGTTATTTCAAGCTTTCCTGGAGATAACTGCCAATCAAGAACCTCAAAAATAATTCCCACTTCGGGAACAATAGACTTATTATGGATGATGCAATGCCTGATCTTTCGCAGATCTCCCATTAAAGGGCAAACAAGATTTTTCGCTTCAATATTAGAAGCTGCAGCCACACGGTGACGGTATAGCTCATCCCAAAGTGAATACATTGTGCATAGTAGAGACTTCCTGATTTCATTAGAAAAACTGCCGCCCTCTTTGCACTTCTCAATGCACTCCACTGTTTTTATTCTAGCGTGCATTTTCGGATTGCTATCTAATTTTGAACCGATCCACGTTTGATGATCATCGCTAAATGATCCTAAAGCTAGTTTTTCACCATAGTCCCGTATTCCGCTCGTAGCAAAAAACATGCAAATTAAATATTCATCAAAAGTATCAATGAACTCCCCCATAATACTTTGAACTGTTTCAGTATGCTGTTTGCTCATGCTAATTCCACATAGTTTTATTTGAAGCCTAACATTTTAATAGGGCGCATGCGTGTTTAGGCAGTTTTCAAAAGCTCTTAAAATTATCGTAACGATTTGATTTTAAATAGCTTCATGAAATTACTAACAAATCGTAAAACTGGAAAAACGAGCATGCGCGTTTACACATTTATCCACAGCGCGTTATTTCTGGTGCGGATATTCTTATTCATTGATACTAAAAGACTTTCTCGTTTCCTACCAGTCCAAACAACAACTAAGCCCACTTTCGTGGGCTTTTTGTTTTTGTTACTTATGCTTGGGCATTGGCCAGTCGTCTAGGAAGGTGCGGTTGGCGTATTCCTTGATGTGGTCGACGTTGTCGTTTACCCAGTCTGGCGTTTGTAGTCGTGCTATTTGCTGTTGGTACATGCGGACGGCTTGGATTAGGTCGATGAGTTCTTTTGATGGAACGACGACGGGGTCGCTTTGTATCTGCATGGATTTGATGATGTTGTTGAGCAGTTGCCTTCCTTGGAGGGAATAACTGTCTTTTTCCGCTAGCGCTAAGTTGTCTGTGGTTGGTTTTGCTCGTGGAGCTGTTTGGAGTAGATGAAGGATAAGTACTATTTTTCATCTACTCCAAACTCATGTTATTACTTAGAAACTAACAATTGTGGTATTGGATCTGAACTTCCTTTTTCGGACATAATTTCGTCCCTTAGCTCTTGATTGAATTCGTATTTTTTAAATGATGCCTTATTTAATATGGAAGTATCAACAACACAAATTGAGTGCTCAAACTTGGAACCCTCAACTGCATTTACATAAGCAATTACTTTGATACCTAGCTTCTCAAGTGCGATAGCAATTGCATCAAAGTCATTATCAGAGTCTTGTGAACCTGAAAGCTGTTTACAAATCAATTCAATATTTTGTAAATGCTTTATGGATTCAGGATCTGTTTTCGTTTTTAAATAATCTTTCAATCGGAGTGCGAGACCAATACTTTTTGGAGTATACCAATCTTCAACCTCAAGCACTTGCTCAGCTTCAACGTTGACATTTATTTCATAAAGAGTCGGAATTTCTGGCTTATCCAGCAAATCCCCTCTCCATTCACGTCCCAAATTTTCATTTCTCTCAACTGCGTGTAAAGCTGACAATCTAGAGCCGAAATGTGTAAACGGTCTAAATTCTTCAATATCACCGTGTAGCGAGCCATGGAACCAAGTTTGATTAATTTGCATAAGTATCCAAATCCTGTTGGTGGTTTATATATGTTAAACCTTAATATAAAAGCTCAACAATTAGGCATACTAAATTTTTACTTGTTGATTCTAAAGCTAAATTCCATGTTTACCAACAACTTTAACTTAAGATATTTTGTAATGTAGCTTACTAAAGCCCACATCGGGGCTTTAGTTGCTTACCGCTTAGAAGTCTACGAAGTTGCGTTGGGCGAAGTCTTTGACGCGGGTGATGTTGTCGTTTACCCAATCGGGTGTTTGCAGTCGTGCTATTTGTTGTTGGTACATGCGGACGGCTTGGATTAGGTCGATGAGTTCTTTTGATGGAACGACGACGGGGTCGCTTTGTATCTGCATGGATTTGACGATGTTGTTGAGCAGTTGGTACTTATCTTTTTCCGCTAGTGCTAGGTTGTCTGTGGTGGCGGGAAGTTGTTTTTGCTCGTTGAGCTGTTTTTCCATTTGGTTGAAGGCGTTGATGTAGGCTTCTTTGAATTGGGCGGCTTTGGTGCCGATGAAGCCCATGGCCAAGAAGACGAAGCCGTCGCGGGTGATGCGATACATAGGGCGAGTCTTGTCTTGTTCATCTTTGTATTCAGCCAGCTCAAAATTGAGCGCGCTAAATTCACCGCTGCATTCAAGGCTTTCTATTTTGCGTAAAACGTTTCTGTGATGCTTGCCGAAGAATTTGGCGAGATCAGTTGAAGTCGTGGTGATTTGGTTATTGGTGATTTGTACAACGGGTGCATCGATGCTTGAGATAATGTCCATAGCCATGTTTGGCCTCCTGTGTATGAAGTTGACCACCTTGTGAGGTACTAATCTCAGTAAGGTGGTGGATCTGAATCAGGTTAGTACTACCGCCACAGGAACGGCCTAGCCGAAGCTAGCCCAACAAAGACCCACCATAACAGGCAAATCTCGGCCACAAAAAAACACGCTCTGCGTGTTTTAGGCCGCTGTGTAAACGGGGTACTAATCCCGGCACTGGATTTTGCCAGTGCAAGGAGAATGTTAGATCAAGATTGGGGGCGGGTCAATGTTCTCAAATCAAATACAGCCAAAATGGGGACAGATGAAACATTAAAAGCTATTTGGTGTGATTTTTAGCCAAGAAATTACATTTTTTAACTAGTAAATCAATTATAGGTTTAACATCATTATGAGATGATGGTCTGTTATCAAACTGGTTTGTTACACTTCTATGTGAGCGGTATTTACTATAGGTAACCGTCAACTGATGTTTGGCTCTCGACAACGCTACATAGATAGCGCAATTATTTTCAAATGGTTCCTGAGCATAATTCCAAAAAGCTTGATCTTCTAAACCTAAAAAATATACCGCATGATATTCGAGACCTTTACATTTATGAATGTTCATTAAATGTATAGAATTCTCGGCATTAAACAAATTTATCGCAACCTCTAGTGATTTCGCCTGGGCACACATCTTTCGCAAGTGGTCCTCAAGACTTTTCCAAATTAAATTATAATATTCAGAAGATTTATATTGTTTCCATCTCCCTTTAATTTTTTTAGATCCAAGAAAATGAATAAAGCTCTGCATATATGAAAGTAAATCATCTACAGTACTACTTTCTGTTAACAATTTTTTCTTTGATGATATGAATTTAATAAGATTGGTTGTTAACTCTTCTTCCTTATCTCCTCCAACTTCAACTTTATTTAGTGCCAAGTTTATTTTGTAAAGATCGGTCATAACTTTAGGCCTTGGGCATACTAAAGCTTTTAAAAATAATGAAAAAAGCTGCCCTAGCGGCTCCCTCAAAGCATCTTGTAAATCATTCATATCAAGGTTATTTATTCCAGCTCTAGTAAGTTCAGCTCTTAGAATATCTGTGTATTGCGAGGAATGTTGCTTTGTTAGAATACAAATATCTTCTTCACTTACACCACTAGCAATAACTTTTCTTATATTAGCTACAACAAAAGATGCTTCTTGATGTTCATCAACGAAGATATGCGCTGAACAACTTGGTGATTGGGAAGGTAATTCATTTACGGGTTGATTTGGTTCTTTAATGTATTTTAATACAATTTCCAAAACATCTTGAATTTCCTTTGAAGCCCTATGGTTTTTAGCCATGATTTTTTTGGTAGCTGAAAAGTCGATCAAAAAATCATTAAATACTGTTTTCCTTGCTCCTGCCCACAGCATAATACTCTGATAAAGATCCCCTACTGTTAATAATTTGGTAGATGTATTTTGAAAAAATAGTTGAAGAAGTTCGTATTGCTCATTTGTAGTATCTTGAAACTCGTCAACAAAGACATAACAATATGTGTATGAAAAAAGATCTCGTATATCGGTTCTAGCTCTTAAAATTTTGATCGCCATCCTCAACAAATCATTCATAAATATTTTATCTTTGCCATTTGCGTCTTGTTGACGAAATACAATATCATAGTTATTTATTGGACGATCATGTTCTGGTAAGACATTCTTGAACCTATCAACAATACTTTTGCTAAAAGCATGAAACGTAAAAGAATCGAAACGAGTTGCTTTTTGACCACAACGTTTATTAACTCTGCTTTTTATGTTTAGTTGCGCTTCGGTTTTGAATGTTAACGATAATATTCTCTTAGGCCAAACGCATTTATCTGTAAAAAACAAGTAATTTGCTTTTTGTGCTAACAACTCAGTTTTACCCGCACCCGCTCCGGCTAGAACTGCTACAGACTCATCGCATGTGATAATGTCCATTAGCTCACTTGAAGCCTGAATACCTTCCGAAGGACACCATTGAATCATCATTCTACAACCTGATCAGCAAGTTCTATAACACGCTCTACCAATCTATTTAGCTCTGGAGGTAACTTTCTCCTTATTTGATCAGCATTGTATTTACTTTCTAGCTTTGTAAACATTCTGACGTGAGAAGCGGGTTTGCTTTTATTAGATAAAAAGCGATAACGATACCATAGAAAATTGCGCACCCATTCATCTCCAAATTCAAATCGCTTACCTATATTACCTTTTTTCAACACTGCTTTGATTAATGCCTCTTCTCGTTTCTCACGATCCGTATCTTCTTCATCCACTTTACCATCTGATGGACCCCTCTCACCATATACCTCATCTTTTTCACAAAAAATATCCGGAAAAGCACATATCATTGAGTAATCAATATCTAATGGACTTGAAAAATATACGTTACAAGACTCTAACTCTTTAACTATATTTATCTCCTTTTTATCATTAAATTTTATAATGAATTTATTAGGGTCTAATTTATCTTTCCAGTCAGGTATGTACTTTACGATGTCTTTATGAATATATTGAGTACTTATGCCGTCCATTTTACTTAATTGTTCGATAACATATTTTATTCGCCCGAAACCACCACCATTTCTATCAATATCAAAATCCAATAAAGTAACAAATGGTATTTTCAAGGTATTAAGTAGTCGCCAGAAATGATTTACATGCCTTCCGCCTAAAGGAACTACCGATATTGAGTGCGCATCTACATTCTGACTATATTGCGCCAGAAGTTTAGGTAAAATGACTTGTTCACTGTCACCTTCACCGAGGATAACAAGCTTTGCAAAATAGATTTCAGGATAAGCTTTTACTGCTTCACTTATGAACTTTGCTTGTTCGTCACCGTCTTTAGGTAAAGATAACGACTGAACATGAGTGCTCTTGGACTCATTACATAAGCGAAAATGGCGTATTTGTGTTGGTTCTACTCTCCCCACTAATGCAGCCGAATGTGTAGAAACTATAGATTGGCAAAACTCACTAGAGCCATAATCTTTAATCAGCTTAATAATTCTTCCCAAGTAATGCGGTGATAAATGGTTTTCTGGCTCCTCTAGTGCAATTAAACTGAAAATAGGCAATTTCATTTTTTCAGGGTCAAAATTAGTATGTTGCTCATTTGTTACGGCTTGTCGTGTGACTTTATCTATATCGAATAGTGCTTTCGTCAAAGCAAAGTAAACGAGAGACTTTTGTCCATCACTTAGTCTACTTGTATCTACTTTATTTCCTGCTGCGTCTGGCATAAACTGTAGCTGTATCAATCTAAATATTTCATCAACTTCCCCCACTGGAAAGTTAAGACCTGCTTGACTAAGATGACGACCTTTATATATTGCTCTCCAATTCTCATTTATCGCGCCTGTAATCTGTACCAATGCCGGATTATTCATTGCTAGACGATTTAACTCTTGAGCTTGCGCTTCAAATGAACCTTGCTCACCCTCAGACCATTTAATAGCTTTAAGCAATCGACCTAGAATAGCTTTTGACGAATATTTTAGTTGAACTAGTGGATCCCTATTCGCAGGAATATAGTTTACTTGAATTGAGTTTCTTTGCGCGGATGATATTCGGTGTTTGTCATCTTCCTCCGGGAAATCTTTATCACTGTCGACAACCCATATATTTTCATCTACATCACCTAAGGGGCTATAATCAAAGCTTAAACTGGCTTCCAAACGAACTCTAAATATTATTTCACCATTATCACTTGAAATTGTTAACCCATTAATTAAAGAGGGAATGGATGTATTGTCTTTAGCGTCTGACATTGTAAACCATGCCTCAATAAATAAACTTCTTGCTGTATATTTATCAGTGTCATCTTTTAAGTAGAAGTCTGAAGTATTTATACCTCGCAAAGAATGATCAATTGAAAATAGTTTATTCAATGCTTCTAACGCAGCACTCTTTCCAGTCCCATTGTGGCCAATAAATGCCGTTACATTAGGTTCGAAGTTTATTGTTTGTGGAAGTTCTGTAGAAATACTTTTATATCCAGAAACGATCATTTTTTTCAATAACATAATTATCCTTAATTTAAAAACGTAAATCGTTTATTGGTGTCGGACGTAGTTTACGATGATATATATTGAATTAATTATAATCCGACTTAACATAACATTCAGCTAACATTTAATATGTCTGCATACGTGATTAGAAATTCACCCATAGCACGATATTTCAATACCATGAAATCTTACTAATTGATTCTAGTAGCTTTTTTCTGAAACACCAGCAAACCTCTACAAAAAAGCAACATCACCACTATGAACTCTTTTTATCCGTCAAGCTCCCATCGGCTCTTGTGGCGACGTCCATGTTGCCCATCATGCCTTGTGCAAATTCGGCTTTGAGCCTTTCTAATATTTGGTCGCTTATTTGTTGATCATAGCTTGGGTTGCCTGTCGGTGTTAGCTGGATGGTTGGTGCGAAGGTGATGCTTTTGTTGTTGTTTTGTAGCTGTTGGCTTTGCTTTGCGATGGCGTCGGGTGCGGGTTGGTCGGTTTTGTCGTCTTCAAACCATCCGCCGATTTTGCCGCCGATCCATTCTCCTAATGAGCCACCGCCCATGCCGCCTGCGATGGAGCCGACGATTCCCCCAATGGCGGTACCGATAATGGGCACGACGGAACCAATGGCGGCGCCAGCTAACCCGCCAGCCGCCGCGCCACCCAAGCCCCCTGCCATGTCGCCTGCGGTCGCGCCGATTTGGGTGCTGTTGCCTTGGGATATGGCGGAGGCAAGGCCTGCACCTTGTAGGGCGATGTCTAGCGGTCTGAACAGTTTGCCCGCGCCTTTTAGTACGCCGCCCGCCATGCCGCCCATGGGTAGCATGGCAGACAATCCGCCAGCGGCACCCGCTAGGTCTGCCCCAGTCATGGCAAGGTCACCTAAACCACCCGCATTCGCTGAGCCCGAGAACATGGACAAGGCCGCGCCGCTGCCAAGTAAGCCAGCGAGTCGGCCGTATTTGCCAAAGCGAGAACGTCCGCTGAGTCGGGAAGGTCTGGTGGGTCTAGCTCTGCTTGATAGGTTGTCTTCGTAGTCTCTTAGTCCTGCTAATCGATTACGGCCTCTACTGCTTCCCCTTGTTCTTCCCCCTCTTCCACTTCTCTCTCTTCTATAGCCACCGCCTGCGCCGAGTCCGTTTAGTTTGCGGTTGAGTCGGTCTAGGGAGCGGGATGCTCGGTTGGCGCTTTGGGTGGTTTGGTCCGTGGAGTTGGTTAGTTTGGTTTTGCCAAGGTTGAAGCGATCGCGCCCGTTGCCAAGGGTGAGTTTGGCGAGTTTAAAGGCGATGGCTCCCGCTTTTACGGCGGCGATAGCGGCGGCAACGCCCATTAAACCTGTGGCGAGTTGTGGGTTGGCTTCGGCAAAGTCGGCCACGCCATCCACCACGGACATAAGCGGCGGTAAAACGGCATCGAGCACGGGCAAAAGACGATCGCCTAACACTATGGTCATGCGGTCGAATTTGGCGCTCAGTTGACCAAGCATATGGCCACGAGTGGCAGCACGGTTGGCGTATTCGTCGTTGACGCTGTTGGCTCGGTCGGCTTGGTTGGCGACTTTGGCAAAGGCGGAAACAAGGCCGTTTTTGTCGTCGTCCAGTGTGGTGACGAGTTTGGCGACGGCGCCTTTTACTTCTTCCCCAAAGAGTTGCGAAATCACCGCGCCTCGGTCGGTGGCGTTGACGTTTTGTAGGCCGCGCATGACTTCCACAAGGGTGCCTTGGGCGTCTTGCTGCATCATTTCCGCGAGTTCTTCCGCGTTGAAGCCGATGCGCCCCATGGCGTTTTTCTGTGCGCCTGTGGCGGCGTAGCCTGCGGTGAGTCGTCCGGTGATGTTCTTTAGCGCGGTAGAGGCAACTTCGTCCGTGGCACCGCCTGCGATGAGGCTTGCTGAGAGTGCGGCGGTTTGGTTGTAGCTAAGCCCTGCGCCCATGGCGGTGGAGCCTTGGCGTACCATGACGGCGGCAATGTCCTTTGCCTTGGCGTTCATGTTGTTGCTTAGGTAGTTGGTGCTGTCTGCCAGGTCTAGGGCGTTCTTTTGGGTTAAGCCCATGGCCGCGCGCCATGTGGCGAGGGTAGAACCGGCTTCTTCTGCGGATACGTCCCACGCAACGCTCATTTTGGTGGCGGCTTCGGCAAACTGTAAAAGCTGGTCTTTTTCGATGCCCGATTGCCCTGCGGCGGTGACGATGTCGGCAATGCCTTCTTGCTGTACGCCAAGGCGGCCAGCGAGTTTCATCATTTGTGTGCGGTATTGGGCTTCTTCTTTTTTGTCGGAAAAGTCGACAACCTTTTTGACGTCGGCAAAGGTGCTTTCGTATTCGACGGCCCGTTTGCCCGCCATGATGAGTGGCGCTGTTTTAACGGCTAGGCCGACGGCTTGCCCGACGAGTTCGCCTTTTTGGGCGTTACGATCGGCAATGCGCCCTTTTAGGGTTTGGATCTTTTTAAGTTTGGCTTGCTGACGGTCTAGGGCTTGGCTGGCTTGGTCGGTTTGGCGCGCGAGTTTGAGTTCTTGGGCGCCAAGTGAGTTCACCTTTAAGCCTGCGGCGCTCATGTCGCGACGCAATCCGCCTAGTTCTTTGGCTTGTTTGCCGTAGGCGGTGCTGAGCTTGCTACTGGCTTGTTCTGCGTTTTTGAGGGCGGCTTTTTCTTTTTTGTGGGCTTGCTCGGCGGCTTTTTTGGCTTTGGTGAGTTGCTTTACTTTTTGGCTGGCGTCGACCACTTGGCGAGACTGTGCGCCGTAGGCTTGGGCGGCGTCTAGTACGGCTTTTTCGGCTTTGGCCAGTTCGGTGGCGTGTTGCTTGACGATGGCTTTGGCGCTTTGCTCGCTTTGTTTTAGGCGGTTTGTCTCTTGGGTGGCCTTTGCCATGGCGTTGCGCGTTTCGTCTAAGCGGGTGCTTAGGGTTTTGAATCGGGCAATGGTTTTTTGTTGGTCACCTAACGTTTTTAAGTTGGCGTTGGTGCTTTCGATTTTCTGTTCGAGTTTGCCAGCGGTCTGCATGGCGTTGTGGAACGGTTTGCTGAATTTGTCGACCGCTGACAGGGCGATGGATATTTTTTTGTCGGCCATGGCTTACCCCTTTTTAATACCCAGTTTGGCGGCGGCTAGGTGGTAGCGGCGCATGGCTTCGTCGATGCGCCAGTTTAGGATTTCAGACGGTGGAACGTGGTAAACCAGCGGGATAATGTCGGTTAGGACTTCTACGTCTTTGGGCGAAAGTAGTCCGCCGGTTGTTCCAAAAAATCGATAAGTCGCTCTTGTAGCTGGTTCCAATCTGGCAGGCTGAGGCGCGCTAGTTCGGCTTTGGTAAAACCTGAACAGCTTGAGCTAATGAAAATGGTGCGTTCCCATTCGTCTTCGTGGGTGTCCATTAAGTCGGTGGTGGCAACGGTGGGCGGACGGAGTTTGTAGCTGGCTTTTTGTTGGCCATCGTCCCCTTGAATAGGGATAAGCAGCGCGGGGGCGGCTTTGTCGAATTCGCCTTCCATGAGTGTGCTGGCGGTGGTGTTCATCAGCTCTAGCACGTGGTTTTGAATGCTGGTGTAGTCGGGCGTGACTAGGGTTTTTAGTTCTTTTTCTGTGAGGCCCGTGCTTTCGCTAATACAAGCGCGAAGTAGCTTGGTGTCGGTCTTGTTGGTTTTGTGTTTTTCGGAGAGGTCACGGTGCTGCCCCATGGTAATTGTATTGATAGTGACGGTTTGGATTGGCTCGCTTTTGTCGCTTTGGATAGGCCAGACGAGTGTGTGCTTTTTGGGTTGAAACATAATTATTCTCTTCTCAAATTCGTAAAAAAAGCCCGCTCGTTTGAAGGAGCAGGCAAAGGGGCTTCAAGCTTTTTGACGGCTAGGCGTTACGGCAAGCCAACGTTGCGGCGGTGTTCGGCTAGGATGTCGCCATTGCCGAGGTTGAGGATTTGCGCGTTGCGGTCGATCTCGTAAATGGTTTTACCGGACTCGGTTTTCTTGTAGGCGCTGACGGCCATTTCCATTTCGTTGTCGGGTAGCTCGCCCATTTTGCTGGCGGATTCGGTGACGCTGGTGATCTCGCCTGTGACGCTGTATTTGATAGCGAATTTGTTGCCGTCTTCGTCTTGGTGGGATTCGTTGACGTTGATTTGGCACATCTCGCCATTTGCCAACCCAAACGCAGAGAGCAAGGTTTGGCTCGCGCCTTTGATTTTGAATTTGGCAGTGAGCTTTTCTAGCCCCACCATGACTTCACCGGGGATGAAGGAACCGCCGCGGGTGTCTTGCATGGTTTTCTTCACTTCGGGTGGTGTGAACTCGTCGAGCTCTTTGATAAGTGGCTCACCGTTGATGATGGCCATGCGGGTAATGCGGGTACGTTGTCCGGCCATTATAGGACTCCTTCAAGAAACGATTCGACGATGCCAACGTCTTCAATCAGGTGATACACCATGTGTTCGTTTGGTGCGTAACCGTGGTATTTGATGGCAATGTGCCATTCGCCGTTGGTGTAGTTTTCGACGTTGTTGAGCGTGGGGTGCAGGTAGACTTGCGCGCCCATGATGGTTTCGTCGGCCTGAAGAGATTTGAGCCAGAAGTTGAGCTTTTCAATCTCTTGGTTCATGAAAGATTCGCTTAGGTTGCGCGCCATGGCTCGCTGGGCGGTTTTCGCCAGTTTGCGAATGATGGCGTATTCCAAACCCACTTGTGAGACGAATCGCCCCATGACGCAACGGTTACCAATCAGGGAAAAGCCGCCCATGGAGGTACGCGCAAAGTACGAGATACCAAAGCGATTCATCAAATCGCCATTGGTGGCTTTGTCCATGATGTTGTAGTCGATGGTTCGCGCTGTGCCTTGGATCAAGGCGCCCATGCCGCCCTTCGCTGGGCTTTCCCATGGTTTGACTCGGGCAAAGCAAGACAAGGCAATGGCTGCGCCTGAGAAGTACACGTTGCCTTTGGCGGCTTGGCTGTAAACCGATACGAACGGATCGACCACATAGAATGCGTCGTAGCCTGTGCCTTCGCCACCTAATGACTTTGAGTATTCGATGGCGGCGTTGTCGTTGGTGTTTGGACCATCGCCAACGGGGATCGCGTAGAGGCGTTTACCCATGGCCGCGAGTGCATCGGCTACGGGTTTGGTATTGAAGCCCGGCGCGGCAATGTGGGTTGGCACTTCTTGGCAATCGCTTAAGGCTTGGATGCCGGTTCGTTGGCCTGTGGCGGGATCGATTTTACCTATTACCTTGTTGATGGTGTCGGCTGTATCTGTCCCCTCTTCCACGATGACGACGTACACCGGCACGGAAACAATGCGGAGCAGCTCGTAACAAGTACGGTAAAGCGTGCCGCGTTCTGTGCCTGCCATGTCTAGCTTGGCAACCGCGGCCATGTTGGCAATGCGGATGGGGGTGTTTTTGACGTAGCTTTCGTGGGCGTCTGGCGCGGTGCCAACCACACCGACGACTACACTCCCCAACGGCCCCATTGGTGGCGGCGCGGAGTGAGTTTCGACACTGATTCCGTTATGTACAAAGGATGCAATTTCTGGCATTACGCCTCTCCTTTTTGTTTAGCGGTCGTTGTCGCAAGGGCGACTTTACCGCTTAGGATTAAGTATTCTGCTTCGCAAGGAAGCAGATTGACCGTGGCGCCTTTTTCATGCCAATGCTTTTTGTTCGGGCATTGGTAAGGCGAGAGAACGTTGTAGGTTTGCCGAGGATTAGGCGGCTGTTTCGTGGTCATGGGCTTTCTCCAGACATAAAAAAACCGCTTTCGCGGCTGGGGTTCTTGGTGGGGTCTTTAATTAGGAATAATGGCTATTCGGTTGGTAAGGGATAGCGCTCTTTGATCTCGGCGACTTTATCACGCCACTTTTGTTCTGCTTCGTCTGTTTTGTCGTATTGCCATTCCATGTAGAGCGGGTCGGATTCCTGCTTGTACGCGGCTTCGCGTTGAGCTATTGCTAATGCCTGACGTTCTTCGAAAGTTGGCTCAGGTTTGGGGGGGTCTTCCAGTAAAGCACCCTCGGGGAGTTCTTCGCCTAGCTCTGTGATCGTGTGTTTAGAGCCATCGGCGAGAAAGTATTCAGTGCCGGTGTTGTCGACCACGTAATGCCAAGCACCATCTTTGAAATAACGCTGATGGCCTGCTTTTTCTGGGATTAACTTAACCTTTGTAGCAAATGAGGGAATCATCCATTTACCGCTTACTGGATCTTTTTTTGCAGTGATTTGCTTGGTGAAAACAGGGTATTTAGCCCCTAGTTTGAATGCGTTTAACATTATAATAAGGACTCCTAAAGTCTAGTTTTTCCGTAGTAAGCGATGGAACGGGGGCGATTCTGATCCGCTGTCGGAACAACACGTGAAGCATCGAAGCTGATATTATAATACTGGGTAGGACCACCATTAGAGTTTTGACCCGAAGCCCCGTTTCTGTAGAATGCACCACCACCAGAACCAGCCTTGGCCCCTGTAAACGTACCCGTTATAGTTCGAATCGCATCTTGTTGAAAGCCACCAAACCCACGCCCAGCATCAACACCTCGGCCATCATCATACATACGTATAAATTCCCCCCCAACAATAGGCAGCGTTACAGTCGTCGAGCCGTCCAACTCTTCAACAAAGCCGTAATATCCACTATAGGTAATTGGGTCAGCATCTTTTATTGCTTGAGAAATGTAGTTTGATGACGCTTTTACAATGGCGCATGCAATTGGATGATCAACACTACTGATGGCTGTGCCATCCAGTGCGTATTCACCAGGTCGCAATATGTCGATAGTATCTGTATAAAGCTTCGCTATATCCAAAACACTATTACCCGTCTTTGCGTTAATTTGATCTGCTATATAAAATGCCCCATTTATGTATCTAACGGTCAATAAGGCCGTTTTAAATATCTGTGAATCAGCCACAATTCCCTCAAGATTTAATGCGGCAACATTATCTATTTTAATAGTGACAGTGGATGTATTTGTTTCTGCAACAACAAACGTGAACTCGTCATAGTCTTGAAGCTCATTAAGTGCACTTCCTCCCTTTTTCGTCTTCAAAACGATATTATTGGCATCACCCGAAACAGAAAATGAGCGCCCAGCTACAACAAGACTTTCTGCATAATTTTTCGCTGCTATCAGCTTCTTAGCTACTTCACTATCCGTGTAGTTTTTTGCACTACTCAACGCATTATTCGATTTAGTTGATGCATCGGCTTTGGCTGCATTTAATGCTTCAGTTGACTTACTATCCGTATAACTTTTCGCACTAGATAAAGCATTATTTGATTTCGTTGTTGCATCAGCTTTGGCTGAATTAAGCGTTTCTGTTGCTTTGCTATCCGTGTAGCTTTTAGCACTACTCAATGCACTATTTGATTTGGACGTTGCATCGGCTTTGGCTGCATTTAATGCTTCAGTTGACTTGTTATCCGTATAGCTCTTCGCACTAGATAAAGCGTTATTTGATTTCGTCGCCGCATCGGCTTTGGCTGCATTTAATGCTTCAGTTGACTTGCTATCCGTATAGCTTTTCGCACTAGATAAAGCACTATTTGATTTAGTTGATGCATCCGATTTGGCAGCATTAAGTGTTTCAGTTGCTTTGCTGTTCGTGTAGCTTTTTGCACTATTCAATGCGTTATTTGCTTTAGCTGTGGCACCTTCATCCGTTTCGTATTGCGGGTGAGGGTCTTTGTCTTCGGAGTGCTCTTTCTTTAGATTTTCTAGGTCAGTAGGCGTAGCAAACTGTACAGAAGGATCAATTTTGATTTGAATTGAATCCGCGTTACCAGGAATAAACTTAAGTCGAATAGTATAGCTTTTTCCCTGCCCTTCACTTAATAGAGGTTTGTAATCCCCTGCTTGGCGCGCAAAAGCATATAAATAACCATCTCCAGTTTTTATTCCTGCCTCTTTAATAAAGAAGCCGCCATCACTGGCTGGAATTTCTGCCCGTGCAATCCAAACGTTAGGGTCTTTTTCATCTTTTTCTATGGTTAATCCATATTCGCGAACTTGATGTATCAAGTCGGTTCTTTCGGCAGGCGAAGCGGAATCGGCTAACACACCATCCCCAATGACCAAAACAGCTAAATCAACGTAGCTGTTATTAAATTTTGCATCACGCTCAAGGCCAAAGCCTGTTTGCGTCACATAGGTTCTATAGTCACTCATTTCTTGCTGGCTCCGATGTGGAAATGATTCGTAGATGTTGGGCTATGCCCGTATGGGTTAATGCATTTGTCTCACTACCTGCAGGAACAAATGGCGTTGACGTCATTGTGATACCAATCTCGGCGGCGACCGCAATACGAGGCGTTGAAATGGATTCACGTGCAAGATCCATAACATAGGAATCTCGCTCTGACTTCATTTCCGTAAGAAGTTGATCTATGCGAGCGTTGATTTCTGGGGTCAATACACGATCGGCAGCATAAACCCAGATTTGAAAGTAATACGGTTCTAACTCATTGGGCTTTTTAAACCATGGCGTAACATCAGCCCCAAAACCCATTTGCCCAAGTGCTTTAATAAACCCTGCTCGCGTACCGCTTAGCTGCCTGTTTCGCCATGCCTGTTGTGTACGATCTCTCTTGACTTGTTCGGTGTCTGTCGAGTCCCACACGGGTACTTGTCGATCAATACCAAGCGTCGTAATCACCCCTTTGGGCGTTTTCTGTGCGTTCAGCAATTCAGGGTATGGATGATCAATCGAGTACAGAGCCTCACTTAGAGCAAGCTCTAATGCGCGCTCTAGTGGGCTGCGGTTATCGGGTAAAACACTATACGTTTTCAGTGTTAACGGTAATTTGGACTGACTCAAGGTAAGGTGCCTCGTTGAATTGGCAACGCAATGGCTCTGTGGGTTGCAGTATGTCGGCTCGATGCGCGCCGCTTGATTTCATGAGCACGCTGTACAACATTGACAGCTCGATACTGCCGCCCAGTCTGTGTTGTTGCTCTGCATACTCTCGCACAGCCTTTTCAGCGGCGGCTTCTACCACATAGGCATCGGGGCCAGTGCGGATATACAGCACGGCGTCGCACGACCAAGGCTTAATCGTTGGGGCTTTTACAGTGAGTAAATCCGTCTCTTGAGCGATGTCGTCCCGCTGCATGTATTGTTGAGTTGCTACAATCAATTCTTCCGCTGGTACGCCATTATTTGCATGAGCCAAGATGAAGCAATCCACTTCCCCAGGTGCAACGCGCCTTGCTTGAGCGTCTTTGGTTTGTCCTGCCATCTCGTGTTCTGCAAATTCGTATGTCACGACAACTTTTTTCTCAGACGGGCTTTCGACAGTGACTTTGGGACGACCGCCCAAGGTCATGGCGTTAAATCTATAACCGGATCGTGTGCCGGTTGTCGCTAAGGCATAGGCGGCTAAGTAATAGCGGGTGAGCAATGCTTCGTTGCTTTCGACGGTCGGTGGCACTGGGGGAAAGGCGTTCGGGTCGCCTTCATCCAATATTTGACGCTCTACACCCAGTTGGCTGGCGATAAGATCGACCATTTTGTCGTCAGTCGCGTACATGCCAAACATCTGTAACGCTTGAGCGTTCATCTGCCTAAATTGGCTTTGCAATATGACGGTGAAAGCCTGAGTAAATTTGGTTAACAACTCAGCTTCGTTTTCAAAGGTTTCTGCTACGCCTGCCACGTCGTCCGGTGCGTTTTCTGACAAGTACGCCAGCACGCTTTGTTTAACCGTTTTGAATAGATCATCAAAATTTGGGGTGGTGATGATCTCCGGTTTAGGCAGTGGATTTTGATGGGGAAACATCTAACGGCACCTCAAATTTAATAGTCTGTCCATTCCACTGACCTTCGAAATATAAGGCCAATCCATTGGTTAATCGCTTGGCGACACAACGAGACGGCACAAAGTCCGTTAGGCCGTTGATTGGTTCGTAAAAGGCTGCAATAGCAGCGGCTTGCAGGCGAATAAGCATGCTGTCAGTCATATTCGACCCCATGTATTGGCGAACCTCGCTGCCAAAATTGGGGCGTTTCGCTCGCCCTACTTTGGGTGTGGTCATGACTTGGGTAATACGGCTCACGAGTTGGTCAAAGCCTTCTATTCTTCGGCCTGTTTTGCGATCGATGCCTATCATTTAGGTCACCTGCTATTGTTGTTAAGTGACTTTATAGGTACCTGCAGAAGAGCCACCTTTAACCGGCACCTCTGCATTTTGGGTGATGTGGTTAACAATGCCTTCAGCAAACGCTAACCACCATTTATGCCCCGCGGCTTTGTTTGCCAATGGATCAAATCCATTGGCTTGCATGGCTGCTTCTATGTCTTTGGCGAGTTGTTCGGAGTTGAGTGCCATGTTGAATACCTCTTTTCCAATACTTATTTGCCAGCAGTGACGGTGGATGAACAGTCAGCATGAGGTAACCCTGTGATCATGCATTTGTGAGCACCAGTTACTACGCCCATGCCTTTATTGAGCTTGATCATGCTGCCGTCTACGGTGACTTCACCACCTGCTTTAACCTTGGCTGTTTTATCGACATTGACGACCACGTCGCCTTTCACCTCGACTTTGAGAAGATGATTTTTAACATGATATGAAACGAGTGAACCGTCTGCATAACAGCGAACAATCTCGTTAGGGTCGTTACTCGGTGCGGGGAAGTTATCACTAAATAACCCGATCAGTGCGACGGTTTGGGTGCCGTTATTGCCTGCGCCGTAATTAAGTAATACCGCCTGCTCGCCCACGGATGGACAGCGATAATCCGAGGTATCGCCAGCGGCGTAGGCAAACCAACGAATAAAAGGCGTTTTAAGTCCCCCATGCTGAACTTTGATCAAGTTGCCCGATTCGTGAACGGCAATGACACGACCAAGGCGAATAATGCTTTGCATGCGTCGTCTTAGGTCTTCGGTTTCTTCGCTTAGCTCTTCGATTCTATCGAGGTAAGGCTGCAACATATCCCGAACCATGGCTTCAATCAGTTGGCGCATTAGAGACTCCGGTATTCGTCTTGGTTGTTTTCATCGGTTGGGTTGGTCGCAATGCGAATGCCGCTTTTAACGGCTTCAGGTTGCCAAGTGGATGCACCGAGATAGAGCTTTTGCTCCCAATTCACCACCCACGAATCAAAGCCGCCACAGGTGTCTTTACGAAAGTTGCCAGGGTACGCCTCGATGTTAAATGGCTTCTCTAACACGGAACCTTTTAGCCAAATACCTTTTTCATAAACAAACTGCGACACAGCCACGGCAAACTCTTGTAGCTCCATTTGTAGGTTTTTTACTTCTCGACCTAGCACACAGTGAATGGCAAATTGCGCCACGACGGGATAACGACCATCACCCACATCGGGCGCTTTGGGCAGTTCTTCAATATTTAGCAGGCAAGCCGGAGCGAGAGACTCAAGGTTCTCGCTTGGGTCGTAGCTGTCTATGGTGACTTTAGGAAAACGACCTTTCAGGGCGTCGATGATGGCTTGGTGTACATTGCTTAAGTTGATATTGGTGTTTGCCACTCATTGCCCCTCGACGTTCATCGCAAAGTTGATTTCTTGCTTTAGGATTTGGCGAAAGCGCGCCTCGGCTCGCACGTGATAACGCTCTATGATGGGTTGAGCGATGTCATTAATAAGGAAACGCTCTTCTTCGATCGGCAGTTCTGTCCATTGCCCATCGGCTCGCTTTGAACGCTTACCGCCCTTCTTGTGCTTGCGTTTAAATACGCCGCTGTGGCCGTTTTTCATGGTGGCGATAAAGGCGCCAACAAAGTGATGCTTGCCGACTCTTACGCCAACGTCCGTTTGCTTAGGTTTGCCCAAGGCCGCTACGGATATGGGCGCTAAGCCAAACCACACATTAACCGTGCGTTGGCCGTTTTTGATGTAAAAGGTTTTGTAATATCGCGCCGCTAACACTCGTTGAGGAACCGACAAAGCGACGCCTAGTTCTCGTTTGGTTTGGGTTTCTAACCAGCGCGCCACTTTTTTAAGCGTTCGTGTCACGGCTTTTTGCAGTTGACGAATAGACAGCTCTAATTGTTCTTCTAGCTCGGCAACGCCTTCCCCTAAATCTATTTGTAGGTTCATACATTACCGCCAGTTGTGGTCTTTGTTTTGAGTCACTTTCAAGGGAAGTACGATTTCAAACTCGGCTTGTTGAAAGGGCAAAATCAGATAGGATACGCCGTCAATTTCGAGGCGATCCCCCTCTTCGCAGGGGCAATGGTGGGGTGATACGCAAAAGGTCGCGGTGATCACATCGATATGCAGTTGCCCTGCGGTTTTTGATTTCGACGTGGTGTTCACGTCGCGTTCTATGAATGAGAACGTCCCTGTTATGGTGCCTGTAGTACCGGTTTGCGATATCCATATCGCGTCTTGCCCAAACGCCTTATCAATGTCGCTTTTGAGTGCGTCTAAGACAGCACGATGACTGAGATTCATAAGCGCCCCATAAGTCAAAAATAAGGAGTTGGTAAAGAAAAAGCTCTGTTAGTTAGAGCTGTAGATTTCAGCTAACAAAGATGGATCGCGAGCGATTGGCAAGTAAATCGCGCGGGAGCGGATTTCCAAGCCTTCGTCATGGTCCAGTTCTTTGGTCGTGATATGACACTCACGGGCTTTGGCGGAGCTGGCATGCAACACATCCGCTGGTGCGCGCAACATGCACCACAAGTCATTTACCCCAACTGGGTAAGAAGCGCCCTTTGTAGCCACTTCATCCGCTTCGTCGGCAATAAACTTAATACCACAAATGTTGATTTCGCTTGGATCGTCGGCAAAAGCCACGACACGTTTCGCGTGAATTTCATCACTGTAGAATTTTTTGATGCTGTCGTGGTTGAGAATCTTCTCAATCATTTCCTGACCAATGCGACACTCGACACCTTGCAGCGTTAAATGACCATGCTTTTTGGCGTTGTCTACGGTAGCTTTGCGCAGCCCTTTCAACAAAGCAGGTACATCTGTTCCTGCTGTGCCGAGCTTCAAATCCAACTTACGCTCATCCACACCCAGCACTTTATGCAAATCCACTAGAACCGCACCTTTTTTGTTTTTCACTTTGCCTTTCAATGCAGAATAGGCAGTAAATGCAGCAGTATAACGATGGTTGCTTTTGTGCTTACCCATATGGCTCTTGACCAAAGCCGCCAATTCTTGGGCTTTGATCTTCTTATCACGAAGTGAGCCAATGCGTGACAGGTCACTAGGAACAATCCGCGTATCAAATGGATAACGAATCAAATGCACTGGTACTGCGTTTTCAGCGTCGTGTTCGTCGATGTTGGGGTTTTGGCCGATTTCACCTGGCATCAAGACTTGAAGTTGTTTACCAGACTTCACAATCATGACGGTACGGTTTTCGACATTCTCCACTTTAAACATGTTTAAAACATCAGTATCGATGTGAACCGATGCATTAAAACCCGCTGTCAGTGAGACAAGTGAAAACGCCTCGTGATCGAATAATTCTTCCATTACTGTGACCCTTTTTTGATAACAATGAATGCTTTTTCAAGCTGTTCGGTGATGGCCGTTTTAATCGGCTCCGTCACCCCGTCTGGCCATGCGATGTAGAGCGTATTGAATACCGAGTTCGCCCAGTAAACCTTGCCGCCGCCAGCATGAATGCCGTAAGCATCGCTACCATCGTAGCCTTCCGCTTTTACATTTAGTGCTTTGCCTTCTTTGGTGACGATAGACCACTCTGGTTGCGTCGCAGCGGCATCGATTTGCTTGATGCACATCTCGCCGCGCTCGTGGGACCAAAGGAGTATTAAAGAGTCCGATACCTTGTTATGAATCTCTTGCATTACGCATCCTCAATCAGTTGCAGCATGTCGTAGCTCTCTTCTTTGTGAGACTCCAAACCGCTGGTTAATGAAATGTCTTCGTCTTTTTTCGCGGCGGCTTCTTTCAACGCTTTGGCCGCGGCTTCTTCACTGGCGTTGTCTTGAATAAGCTGGCCTGCCATTTCGGGGACACCAGCGGCCTTTGCAAGATGGTTAATCTTTTTCGCCAGCTCTGTTTGATTGTTCGCTTGAGCAAGGGACGATTGCTGTAACGCAACGATTTGCGCTTTTAGGTCGCTGGTTTCCGCTTCGTGGGCCGCGTTGATTTCTGCGACTATTCGTTTGTGTTTTGCATCTGTCATCATGGTATGAATCTCTTCCTCTGTTTTGATGCCATCAATTAGGCCGTGGGTGAGTAAATCGCGAGCACCAAACATCTTGGCTTGCAGTGCTTTAACTTGAGTGGCGTCAATGCCTCGGTTTTGCGCCACCAGTTGAAAAAAGGCATCGCCTAATTGGTTCACCATGGCTTGATGGCGTTCGCGCTCTGCCTCACTCAATGCCAAATGCGGTGAGCCGTCGGCTTTGGCTTCGCCTGTGGTGAAGTAGGTAATGGTCTCCTTATCGTTATGAACTTCACGACGACCAAAGATCACACCAATGGAACCGGCCATGCTGTGTGGGCTGGCGTATAGCTCGGTACATGCACTGGCCAAGGCGTAATTGGCAGAGTACGAACCGCCATTGATGAAGCCAATCACCGGCTTTATCGCCCCAATTTCTTTGATCAGGTTAGCCAGATCAAAACAACCGGATGCCTCACCGCCGGGGCCGTCGAATTCCACAAAGATGTTCTTCACCGAACTGTCTTGAGCAAGCACATTGAAGCTTTGCCGCAAGTCTCGATAAGACAGGACTTGATTACAATTCGCGTCTAGCCCATTGAAGCGGTGCGAGGTGGGACCAAAGACAGACAAGTGACAAAAGGTGTCGACTCGTCCGCTTTTTTCGCCGCCTAAAAACAGGCTTGGGTTCTGGTAAAACTGTTTGAGTAACTCAAAGTTGGCCTGATGAGCGTCAATCGTCATCATCATCGGGGAGTTCGTCATCAACTGCAGAAGATGCCGCATCGTTTATTCCTCTTGATTGTTTCGCTTCTTGGCTTCGTTGAACGCCATCCAAATGTTTATCGAGTGTTTTGCCGCGACTATTCGAGACTTCTTCCAATGATGTGATGTCGTTTTGAACTTCTAACACCAGCGCCTTAGCGGCTTTGAGTGGGTCGATTTCTTCCCATTCTGGCCAAATCCATGTGGGGTTGAGATAGGTGTAAGGGTTCTCGAAATAGTTAGGCAAACTTTCAGACGTACCAAGATGGAACGCGTCTATTAACCAGCCTAGAATCCGGTTAAACGCAGGGCCTAAAACGATGCCTCGTAACTGCCCAACTAAGCGGCGATGGTTGATCATGCCCGCACGAATACTAGAATAGTTAACTTGCGTTAAATCCCCCGTTAGCATTTCGTAGGTAATGCCCAACAGCCCTGCAATCATTCGCAACACTTGGTTGTTGTGCTCTTGATAGTTGCCTGCAATCTCGGCGGGTGACGCGGTTTTAATCTCTTTCACACCATTCAAGAAGGTCACACCACCCGCATTGTGAACAAGGCGCTGGGGCGTTCTTTGACTGGCTGGGCCGCTTGCGGTTTGGCTGACCTCGGCTTCTTTGAGAGCAAATACTTGTTGGCCTACGCGCTTCATCCGAGACTTAATCTCGACGGTTTGATTGTCTTGGTATTGCTTGGCGAAGTCGGCACCAGGGGAAATCCAAGGCTGAGCTGTACTTTGCGATACATGCACAACGTCACGAAGGTGGATCACGTCTTCAGCGGGTATCCAGTTCACCGAATCTTCGTCAAAATCTGGGTGATCTCGTGGCAGTTTGTAGAAGGCGTACTTTTTCACCTTGCCGTTTTTGGCGTACATGATGCCGCCACGAACGTAACTCCCCGCCCCCGTTTGCTCTAAACCAATCGCCAAACTTAGCGGGCTAACGACCTGTATTTGCAAAGGTATGCGGTGCAATGTTCGACGACGCACAATGAACGCGCTGCCATCCAATAACATGGTGATAACGGCTAATGCCTGAACACCTGCAAAGTTGGTGTTTTCGTAAAAGTCACAGTAAAGCGTCCATTCCTCAAAACTCTGAATGAACGACTCACTGAACAAATTAGGATCGAAAACCGGCTTTGCGCCGCCACCAATACAGCTTGCACGAAAGCGAGACGCGCCCACTCGTAACAAAGGATTATTACGAATAAGGTGATGACTGGCGGTGATCTCTTTTAAAAGAACGTTTTCGCTTTTCTCGTTATCATGCAGCTCAGCGCCTTTGAATAAGGGCGATTTAGCAACACTGGAATAACTCAAAATATCACCTCGACATCTACGCTTTCCATCAAGGGAACTGACTGCAAATCGCTGATCATTTGGCGCTCTAACGAACGCAGTTCTGACAAGCTCACTTCCGTGTATTGCATGGAAGTTCGGCCACCTTGTGGCGTGGTGTATTCGACGCGGACTTTGCGCTTACCTTGCACTAGGTCGGTTATCGCTTGCTGGACGATTTTTAAGTTGTCATCAGTAGAATAGATCGTCATCAGTAGTCTCCATAATCTGACGTTTCGTAATAATCGCCGTAGTCAGTTTCGATAATATCGTCTGTGATTTTGTGGGCGTTTGGATCAATCAAGCCAAGCGGTTCTTGGGGTGACGCGTCTTGTATTTCGGGTCGTAAGAAGTCGTAAAGCCACAGCACGTAAACGAGCAAATCCCAAGGCTCGTTGCGCTTTTGATCGGGCTTTTTGTCCCACTTCACATTGCTGCCGCTGCCCTTTAACTCCTCGGCAGTGAGCATTTGGAAATAGACCAAATCGAACACATCGTTTACGGGAAAGTGAATGTAGTTCTTGCCTGGCATTTCGTTGTTTAAACGTTCTGCCGCTCGGTTTTTCAGTTGATGAACGTTAAGGCTGCGATACTCACACCGCGCTTCGGGATGAACCTTGTATGTGAGTGTGAATTCAGGTTTGAATTTGGTTTTTGCATTCCCTTCCCCACGAATGGCAAAGATCCAACCTTGGTAAGGCGCGCAAAACTCCAGCATGGCTTTCCACGCATGGCCGTTACAGTCCATAGCCGCCGCAAACACGCCAATGGTTCGCCCATCGGATAAGGTGAATTCGGTTTCTAATTCACGAATCAGGTTTTGCTGAGTCGAGACATCTTCAGGGTCACCATGGATTTTCCCGTAATGAATTGCCCACATTTCGCCACGCTCGCCAACCGCCCAAAAGTGATAATCAAAGCGGTTCTTTTGGGTATCAATCGTCGCCAAGACACAGCGCACTTGCTCAGGCAAAGATTCCATTGGCGAGTAGTATTCTCGCCGCTTATACAATGCTTCAAAGTTGTTGAGCTTGTGCGCTCGTGATGCGTCCGAGTACTCCACGCCCACCTTCGTGTTCATGAAGGTTTGCATTTTGCGCGGGTCTTTTTTCGCCTTGTCGTATTCGGCGGCTATCGATGGCAACGAGGTGTTAGGGTTGTCGTTGTAAGCCGACCAAATATGAAAGCCAGCGTCTATTTTGCCGCGTTCGTTGGTGTCGCCCGGTTCGCCACATTTGCAGCACAAAGCGGAGCCGGTTTCGTCCCATCGTTCTGGCGTTTGATGGACGCCACAGCATTCAAACTCTCGCGTGGCACGCCATTCCCCCGCCTCCACCATGTTGAATTTGTGGTGTTCTTCAATCTTGCCGCCGCAATGAATGCAGACGAAATGCGCGTCTTTGAAGTGTTTAGGCGAGTATCGGAAATTCTCTAACTTTAGGCGTTGCTTGAAATCGCAATGAGGGCAAGGCACATACAAATAACGCTGATCGGTTTGCAGAAACTCACGCGTGATCTTACAAGTACCGGCTTCTTTTGGTGTGGAGCCAAGAACGATCTTGCGTTGTCCTTCACTCTCGGTTCGAGTGATACCGAGATCAATCGAATCACCTTCTTTATCGACGTTATCTGGATAACCCGATATCTCATCCATGAAGAGATACTTGATTGTCACCATCCGAAAGCTACTGGCAGACGTCGCCCATACAACCGATATTTCACCACCAAAAAAGCTCTTTTCATTGGTGGTATTCTTGCCAAATAGACGGTCTTTAACTGGTGCGCTATAGGTGAATACCTTGCCTATCTCACGAGTAGAGAATTTATTTGCATCCCCTTCTGTGTTCTGAACAATCATGATGTTGCCAGGATCATTCGTGATAACCCAAGCAACTGTTGTGTTGATGAATATTGCGTACCCAACACGAGCACTTTTTGATAAAACGATTTTTTCGATCAGTGGCGATTCAAACGCCAACAACCACGCTCGTTGAAAAGATTTAGGCGGGAAAATCTGTGCAGTTGAATTCTCATTCTTCTTCGCCCATTTGATGATCGGCATCTTCATCGGTGGAACGATAGAACTTCGAATAGCGTTCGAGAATTTCTTCAATAATGGGGTGTAATTCATCCAGACCTTTCCCGTTCAACCTTTCAAGAGCGGCCCGCACCACATCATCAACCTGCTTTACATCATCAGGCTTAAGAGAAACGCGTTTTTGTATCTGATTTGACAGGTCTAACAGCTTGCTTTTGACGGCAGATAAAGGGGCGTTATAGAGCTCAAACATAGCCTCAGCAGGTATCAATTCACCTTTGTCTTTTCCATTCTGTAATTGAAGTTTTATGGCAGCCTGCTTTTCCTTCTCAGTTTTCCAATCTTCGAAGGATTTAGGAGAATTTATATTTCTTCTGCTTCCACCCGTTTCCCTTCCCTTATTCGCCTTCATATGGCGGATTTTTTCGGACTGATATTTCACATAGGAACGAACAGATTCCTCAACATTAATTTTTCCAGACCCTAGAAATACCAAGGCATAGCCGTCTTTTATGTGATTACGAATTGTTCGTTCAACTACACCTAATGACTTCGCAAGCTCTTTAATCGTGCTCATTGCAAACAATTCTCACTAATAACGAATAGATAAGACAAAGCGGAATGGGAAAAACAAGCCATATTTTTAAAAAATTCTGAGAGGCCGCGAGTCTTAGACCCGCAGAAAAAAGGCCCCTATGGCGAGTACCTTTTCTTTATAAATCAACAACTTATATACATCAAAAAACATTAACCAAGCGGTCAACAATGACGTAAAAAAAGCCATTTTTAAGCATTTTTGCTAAAAATACACACTGACTGTTTTTGTCATTAAAAATGCAGCAAAAACACACCATCAAAAACAGGCCAAAATTCCCCTAATTTTCACGGTTTCTAGGGGTCGTTTTACGTTGAATTTTCACGTCTTGCTCTTTGACTCTTGGAAGACCAACTTCAGGGTCTCCAAGCTGCTCTAAAATTGAGTCAACGGTGACTTTCAAAAGCTTATTTGAGTAGCGTTTTTCCAGCCAACGAAGGCCAATAGTGATGGCTCGACTGACAAATCGTTCGACAACAATTTCCCATTTGATTTTTAGGATGGTGGCTTTCAGTGCATCCATCGCCAAGCTCATGATCAAGCCTGGCAAATTGCCAGTTATCAAGCCAAGAAGACCTTTTATAATCGTGCTCATACGTATTGCTCCTTATCGATTCCGTACAGCTCAAACGGAAAGTTATTGATGAACTCATGCACCGTTCCAGCGCCATGAATCGTGTTGTAATGATCTTTCCAATATTCGCCTAAAGCCTTGATATTATTGGGCTCAGGCAATGATTGAGGTTTACGCCAGTAATGAACACGACACATGGCCACGGCGTATTTGATGTTGCTCATCAGCTCTAATTCGTCCGGTACACCACACACTTCGAACACGCTATCGGCTTCACCACTAAGCAAGGCACGAAGATCATCCTGCAATGAGGATTTGTACTTAATGAAGTTGCGCCATAAGTCCGCATGCGTTGCTGGCTCCATCTGGATCAAACCAAGTGCTGGACCTTTGCCAAGCTGCTTCAGATGCGTGGCGCGTGACTCTTGTGTAATCGTCCCCATAACCAACTGTTCTGCGGCTTCGCTGTACATTCCAAGGTTTGAAAGCGTTGGTAAAACCACATACTCACGCAATTGTTCTAGGTTTAAACTCATTTGTTACCCCAAATATTAATGGCAATAGTGACAACAGCGGTCACCATTGAGGCAATGATAGTGATAGCCTTCCAGCTACCAAACGCAGTATTAGTACGGCTTTCAATGGTTCGAATACGGCTTTCATGGTCATCAACCACCTTACCTATTCGCTTCATGCCATCGTCATGAGAAAGGTGCCGCTCTTCTACTCGTGCGACTAATGCAGTCAGACGTGAGACAGACTGAGCCATCTCGCTAGTTGCTTTACGCAGTTCACCAAACTGCTCTCTGTTCTCTTTGCGTTGAGCTTCTATTAGCTCGCGAAAATGATCCCATTCGTTGGCCATAGAAACCCCAGAAACGAAAAAGCCCCGCAAAAAGCGAGGCCCAGAAATGACAAAGCCCCGCACTTGGCGAGGCCTGATAAGTTGTGTTGCCGTCAGACATAAAACTAACAGCGTGAAGAAACTTTAACGCCTAATTCCCTGCCTCGCAAGCCTTGCGCGCGCAAAAGCAAAATGTCGTTCTCTTCTTATGAAAGCGACATTTTGCACATAGAGCCTTGTATTTATTGGGCTAGAGCAACGCGCCTTAACAACTCAATGGCGGCATGTTGGCGGCAAATCACAGTTCTTTTTTGATAAAAACGTTTTGTTCAGGCACAAAAAAACCACCCGAAGGTGGCTTATTAAGACTGTCGGAAGCCTATTAACGAGCATACGCACTAATAAAATGGTATAAAACAGCAGCTATAACGATACAAACAATTAGAGGCATTCATGACAGCACTACCTAACGTTGACCTGATTCGAATAAGTGCAAGCGAATCAATTGACCCAACGAAAAAGGGCTCATTAGGTCAATTTTTTACAAGTCAGCCCATATCAACATACATGGCCTCATTATTTAGTTCTTACAAAGGGGCTATACAATTACTTGATCCTGGCTGTGGCCCTGGCTCACTAACTGCAGCTTTCATCGATGAGGCAGTGAAGCGTGGTGAAACGCAATCGATTGAAGCTAAATTAATCGATATTGAAGAATCAATTACACCTTATATTCTAGAGACAATTGAAGTATGTGAGGCAACGGCAAACAAAAATGCTGTGAAAGCAAAGTTGTCGTTTCAGACCAAAGACTATGTTCTTGCAACGGTCGAAGAATCAGGTCTATTTTCTGGTTCAACATTCAGTCACTGCATAATGAACCCACCATACAAAAAAATTCCATCATCAAGCGATCATCGCAAGGCACTTAGCTCCGCAGGGATTGAAACAGTTAATCTATATTCAGGATTTGTATCTTTAGCTATCAAGCAACTTAAAGATAAAGGTGAATTAGTAGCCATAATACCAAGGTCATTTTGTAACGGCCCATACTACACACCATTTAGAGAGCAGATTCTACGAGAAACAGCAATCAAGCATATCCATATCTTCGATAGCAGAAGTAACGCCTTTTCTGAGGACAAAGTACTACAAGAGAACATCATCATTCATCTAATAAAAGGCGCAGAACAAAGGGAAGTAACGATAACCTCTAGCCCTAATGCTGATTTTCATATCGACGAAGAAAGTAGCTCCATCACAGCGTCTGACATGACAACCAGAACAGTTCCATTTCACAAAATTGTGAACCCTGATGATAAAGATAGATTTTTTCATATTGCTGCAAACAATCGAGACCAAGCAATAATTGACCGCCTGAGTGCTTTCAACTCAAGTTTGAAAGATATCGAAATAGAAGTCAGCACAGGGCCTGTTGTAGACTTTAGACTCAAAGATGACCTAAGAACAGACATTGAAGAAAATGCCGTTCCGTTAATCTATCCAATCCACTTGAATGGCCAAGTAAACTGGCCTAAAGAATCAAAGAAGCCAAATGCAATAAAAGTAACAGATACTTCTAAGCCTTGGCTCTGGAAACATGAAGGCTCATTTGTCATTGTAAGGCGATTTAGCTCAAAAGAAGAAAAACGCCGCATAGTAGCTACTGCATATGACAGCCATCTTCCCGGTAAAATGATTGGCTTTGAAAACAAGCTAAACGTTTTTCACAGAAAAAAAGTTGGCATGGATCGGCACATAGCTCTTGGTCTGTACGCCTATTTAAATTCCACATTACTGGACAAATATTATCGAATCTTTGGTGGTCACACTCAAGTAAATGCAACTGACCTAAGAAACATACACTACCCAAGCGTAGAGTCTCTAAAAAGAATTGGCTCGCAGATAGAAAACCTCCCAATAAACCAAAACGAAATAGACGCGTTAATTGATAAGGAAATCTTTTTGATGACTGGCAATAACGACAACCCACTCAATGCACAAGAAAAAATCCAACAAGCCATCGACATACTTGCACTACTAGGTATGCCACGCGCACAACAAAATGAAAGATCAGCGCTCACCCTCTTAGCTCTGCTAGACTTAAAGCCTAACCAAACATGGCAAAAGATCCAACGACCAATGATGGGAGTCACACCTATCATGTCATGGGCTAAAGACCATTACGGTAAAGAGTATGCACCGAATACTCGCGAGACATTCAGAAGACAAACCCTACATCAATTTACCGCTGGTGCTATATGCCTATACAACCCCGACGAGCCAAATAGACCAGTAAACTCACCAAAAGCTTGTTATCAGATAACAGAGGAAGTTATTAACCTTCTTAATACATATGGTACAACAGATTGGGACGCTGCACTGCGTGAGTTTAAAGGGCAAAGTCATTCGCTTGCCTCAAGTTATGCAATGGAACGAAACATGAGCATGATTCCATTAACGCTGGATGATGGATCTGAAATCAAACTTAGTCCAGGTGAGCACAGCCAGCTAATCCATGACATCGTTACGGACTTTGGCCCTCGTTTTGCTCCAGGTTCAGAAGTGATCTATTTAGGTGACACTGGCGCCAAAAATGATTTTTTTAAACAAAAAAGGCTTGCCGAGTTAGGAATAACGGTAGATAAAAAAGGAAAACTTCCAGACGTAATCCTTTACTGGCCAGAAAAAGACTGGTTGTTACTCATAGAATCAGTCACTAGCCATGGACCAGTAGACGGAAAGCGCCATCAAGAACTCAAAGAGTTATTCAGCAACTCAAAAACGGCTGGCCCAGTCTACGTAACTGCAGTGCCGAACAAAACAATTCTGAAACGATTTATTATGGATATATCGTGGGAAACGGAAGTTTGGGTAGCAGACACCCCTTCACACATGATTCATTTTAACGGTGATAGATTCTTAGGCCCTCACTAACAGAGCCCCTAAAACCTCAAAAGCCCCTCCAGAAAACTGGAAGGGCTTTTGGCGGAGAGTGTGGGATTCGAACCCACGGATGGTTACCCATCGCTGGAGTATAAAACCAGTACCTTAGGCCACTCAGACAACTCTGGAAAACAAAAGCTTTCCGCAGCAAACTGTCTAATCATCATAACTCAAAATATTAATATAACAAGGGGCATTTCGCCCCTTGTTGCTCCCTGCTCTAACCTTCTCCGAAGTGTCGGCCTGTGGCGTTTTTGACTCGTTCGATGGTTTGGTCGACCCATGCGGGGTTGGTTTGGATTCTGGCGAGTTGTTGTTGGTAGTTTCGGATGGTTTGGATCATGGCCATGATGTCGGTGGCGGATACGACGGCGATGCTTTCGGTTATGCCCAAAGATTTGGCGACATCATTAATGAGTTTGAGCTTTTCATCGTCTTGGATCGGGGCGGGTAAGGTTTGTTGCACCGGTTCGGGTTCTGGCTGTTGGGCTTGGTCGAAGGCGCGGATAACTTCTAGGTTGAACTTCGGGCTAATCCACATGGCGTAAGCGTACACCAGTTCTTTGCACACCCAAGTGCCTTTATCAGCTCCACCCCGATTTGATTTAAAAGTGTTGCTCAGATCTGAGCATCGGTCAATTTCAGCAATTAATTCTTGAGTCGTTTCTAAGCGCATAAAATTTGCTGGTTTATGCTTCTGACTCGCGCCAGATACAACATGAAGATCATTAAGGGAATACAATCCGTCGAGTGTGCGGATGTCTTTTGAAGAAATAATTAAATGAGCCATCGTTGGCCTCCTGTTGTCATCGTTGACCACTTCAATAAGGTTGCAATCTTATTAAGGTGGTGGGTCAAGTATCTGGGTTGCAACAACCGCCAACAGGTAACGGCCTAACCGAAGTTAGCCCAAACAAAGACCCACCATAACAGGCGGATTCCGGCCACAAAAAAACACGCGGAGCGTGTTCTAGGCCGCTGTTGTAAAACGGGGTTGCAATCCCGACACTGGATTTTGCCAGTGCAATACTAATGCTAGATCAATGGACGAGAGCGGTCAACTGGATTTGCGAGTCTTTCGATCTTTTCGTTACTTTTTTCATCAAACGCTATTTTTTCTTCGGCCTTACTCTTTAGATAGAATTTATTCTCAGCGTAGTTTTGTATATCTTCTTTAAAGCTATCTAAGATGAAAAAAACAAGTTCTTTTAGCTGAATAATAGACTCATCAGACAAATCAAACTCATCATCCTCTTGCTCAAGGATTTTTGATCCATGACTTATTGAATTTCTATTACCTAAAAAGCATCTATCCAAATATGGTTTTTTTGTAGTTATTATGCTTTTCTTACCCAACCCTATAAGATCACATATCTTCTCAAATATATCTGGATTCAAATTACTCTTGGTATCAATCAACTTATTATTTCTATCTTCAAAGTAATCTGAATTTATTTTAAAAGGAGCCCTATCTTTTCCTGAAAATTTTTCAAGAAAAGAAATTTCATTAGAAAGAGATATACTCTCGCCACTTTCATTTACTTGAGCAATTAAAGACTTTAGCGCAATAGCGTTAAAATTAATTGTTAAGTTTACGTTTCTTTCCTTTAATTCACTAACATAGCGAAGATATAGCTTAGAAGCATTCTTAACGTAACCTTCCCAATGTGAATATAAAACCAGCAAGAGAGATTTTCTAAGAACCTCCAACTCACTGGACCCAAAGAGGCTACTTATATCAGATACCTCTTTTTTTCTCCAAGCCAAATCTTGATCTAGAGAATCTATAAGAAAATCTAACTTCATTCCTAAAGTCCATCAAAAACCCTGAAAGAGAGATCTGTTAGCTTTTGGAACCTTTGCACGGCCTTGGTACCATGTTTAGTTGCACTTACATAATCATCTTCTTTGAAAATTGAAAAAATCGTTTCAACAATTTCATCATGTTCTAAATCAACTATTTTATCAAAGTTAGCAGAAAGACCAGGTAAAATCACTTCAAATGAAGATAATGAGAAACTCTTACTAAAAGCATCTTTTGCTTTATTGAGAGTATTAAAAACTGGAAGTTTCAAATCCTTCCTAACCCAACTCAAAACTCCCTTCAAATGATTAAGCTCATCATTTAAATCAAAATCTTCATCTTTTATCAGCCTTGTAACCTCTGAATCTATGAAGTCACGAACATGAATTTGTGAAAGTTTATATTTTTGATAATCTATCTTATTACCTATTGTAATCAAATATCTAGTTATTAGTTCCATACGATATTCAGTATCATTTTTAGCATCAGGCAACTTTATTAAAGAAAGAAAATCTTTATCCTTTTTAAAATCATCTATAGATTTAAAAAAGTCACCGTCAAGCATAATCATTAGACAATTTCTAATTTCTTGATCTGAAAGATGCAATCCTCCAGTATTTAACCTCTGAAAAACTTCAAACTGGGCAATTTCACTATTCTCTGTAACTATGATATTGACGGTAATTTTCGCCCGCTTTATCATTCTAACCGTTTCTAATGGTAAAGTTTTCCAAGTTTTACCTTCAAGTGAAGGTATATACTTTGTTGAATCTAACTTAAGAGGTGGAAGTTTTTCCAGCTCACCTGCAAGCTGCAATATAGTAGATAAGCGCTGAACACCATCAACCACATCCCACATACCACTACTTCTCTGTGAAACAAATATCGGTGGAATGGGTATACCAAGAATAAGAGACTCAATAAAGTTAGATTTCTGCTCATTATCCCATCTGAAAAGTCTTTGATAAGCTGGTTCGAGAAATATCTCCCCATCTTTGTATAAATTTATGAGTTCCCCAACACTCATATTGTATGAGTCAGCCTTTATATCCTTCCGTGCCGAAGAAACTTCGGCTAACAAGCTTTTATTTGACATATAAATCTCAAGTTAAAACGTAAATATTAACGAGATTCTATGCTCTATACCTCATGCTAGCAACCTCCCCCACTCCCCCAACGCTTTGCGCATCTGTTCTCTCGAATGGGTGTGCATGTAGCGTTTGTCCAGTCCGTCCCGTTCGTGGTTGAGTAGCATTTCCCCTATTACCCAGTCGATGCCCATGTCTTGCCAACTGTCGCGGGCGAGTTTGCGTATGTCGTGGCTGGTGAACTTGATGCCCACGTCGTCGCTGAGGCTTTGATACCAACGCTCTATGGTGCGTGTGGTAATGGGTTTGATGCCTTTGACGCTGAATATATAGGTGCCACGTTTGGGCAGGCTGTTGATGAGGTCCATGGCGTGTTGGGTGATGGGCAAGCGGTGCTCGGTGCCGTTTTTGGTGTTCTCTGGTGGTAGGTACCATTCCAGTTGGGTGGGCGAAAAGTGTTTCCATTCGGCAAGGCTGGTTTCGCCTTCTCGTGTGGCGTGGAGTAATTGGGTCATGAAGAAGACGCGGCGCTTTTTGGCTTGCTTGTTAATAGCAGCGAGTAACGCGGGTAAATCGTGGGGTTTGAGTCGCCCTGGTTGGCTGTCGGGCTGGGAGGTGGTGAAGCTGCTAAGCGTAATGTTTTTGGTGGGGTTGCTGGCAATGAGGCCGAGTTCATGGGCGCGGGTGAAGGCGGTTTTCAGGGTGCCAAGCACGCCTTTTATGGTCGATAGCGCATAGTCGCTCTGCATGGGCATGTAGAGCTGCTTGTACAGTAAAGGCTTGTCGATGTCGTTGAGTCGCACTTGGTCGAGCTGGCTCAGTAGATGGTTGCCTATGTAGCTGGACGAGGTGGACACGTAATCCGACGAGTAGGTTTTGTCGGCGTCGATGTGCTGCATGTACCACATTAAGACTTCACCGCCTGTTTGGAAGGCGGACACGGTGAGGCTGGCTTCCCGATCGGCCAAGGCGTTGGCACGTATGGCTGGGAGTTCGGCAAACAGGGTTTTGGCGGTGACGGCTGGCCATTTGGCAAGCTTGGTGCGCTGGCGCTTTTTGCCTTTGTAGACGACATCATAAAAGGTGCCACCCGTCCGCGCCGCGTTGATGTGGAGTTCAACACGGCGCGCATCGTAGAGGTAACGTTTGTCTGTTTTCAGGGCGGCTTTGATGGTGGTGTCGGTTATCTTGGTGGTGCCTTTGGTCATGCAATGGCCCTTAACTGTTCCTCTGTGAGTCGTGCGGCCAGTTCAGTTTGCAGCTTGAGCAAGAAGCGTTTGCGCCCTTCTGCTATGTTGTTGGCGAAGGTCTTTTCGCTTGGTGTTGCGTGGGCGGGGCCAAGACGTAGTTCGGCAGCGAAGGTGGGCAAGGTGGCGGCAATTCGGGCATTGGTAAGCGGTTTGCCTTTTATGGTCTTACGCCCTTCTGCCAGCACCGCAGCAAACAGGCAAAGCTTTTGCATTTGTGACAGGTCACAAAAGAGCCAATCAAAGCCTTTGTCTTTCACGGATAAGGCGCGTATTTGTTTGATCATCGCGGCGTTGCTGTCGCCACCGCCGCCAAAGGTGGGCGTGATGCCCAGCAATGCCGATTCACAAATTCGTCCTGTGTTGCCAACTCCAGACCAACCCGCATCGGCTGAACTGGATATGAGGTACGTTACTTGATCGTTCACGATCCGCCATCCTAGCGCTCCTAATGTGTTGGGTTTGTCTCGATTTAGCCAGCGCATTGTTTATTGATTCCTATATAAAACGTGGTTTAGCGGTTTAGCGTCCGCTACTCTTAATCTAGATCTTTAAGAAAACTCTGATACCTTTGCCTCCAAACGATTGAGCTTAGCTATCTGAAGCTGTGTTTTGGTGTATTCCAGTTGCTGCTGGGTATGACAAAGCTCGGCTTCAAGTTGAAGACGATCTTTTAAGCCAAGCTTGTTCCATAACCAGTTTTTAAACTTATCCATCATTAACTCCTCAGTGCTTCTCGCAGTTGATTTACTTTTTCACGGCCAAACACTCGACGACGTAATAGCTCGCTTTCGCTGATTTTCTCGCCGTATTGCTTGGGTTGAATAACGTCTCGTTTGAATCGCTCGCCACGCAACCACGCTTTGCAAACATCTTTGTACACTTTGCCAAAGGCTCGCTTGCCTGCTCCGATATCGCGGCGGCGTAGCTTGGAGAACCCGACTCGTCGCCCTGCTTCGTACACCGCGTCGTGGGTTGGTTTCCAGTGCGCTAGGTCGTGGGCGTTGTTGGCCGCTTCGAAGTACGCCGCGTCGGCTGCTGGGAATTCATCAAACAAATCGTACATGGTTCGCTCCTACCAATCGGTGTCGTGAATGTCTGTCAAACTGTCGCTAACTTGCTGCTTGGCCACGGCTGGCGGCGTCGGTCGCTGTGCGGCAAACTTCATGGAATTACGCATCCACAACCTCCAAGCCGCGATCCAATCAAGCATCTTCGAGCCCTTCGCTCGGTGATAATCCAAGAACTTATTCGTCTCGACCCGCCAATCATTCGTGATTTGATTCTGTGCCAGCCAATCGAGCATTCGCTGATCGACCAAGAACTCATCCGGAACGCCAGAAGCACGTTTTGGTTTTTTGGGTTTGGGCGGAACGGCCAAGGAATTAGGATCATTGGTTTTTGTATTACTAGTAATATAATTAGTCGGATTTTTTTCCGAGGTTTCTCGGATAATTTTCCGAGACTCTTCGGAAATATTTCCGTCCTCTGGATAAATTTCCGCTTCGTTGCTTTCGGTCACTCGGATTTTTTTCCGACCTTCGGAAGTGCGCGTGTTATCTGGGATTGGTTCGTTTTGGTCAATCGCATTCCAAAGCTTACCTTTCGCTGTTAGGGCGATGTATTGGTAATGCATCTTGTCTTTTATAACGACCTTCAGCTTAATGATTCCAAGCTTCTCTAGGCTCTTCAAATGGCGAACAATGGTGTCTTCCTTATCTGTCACCATAGGCAATTCAGACAGCAGCTTAGACTTGGCAAACCAGTAATAGATTTCACCATCCATTAACGTACCATCCGCCCAAGAAGACGCTTCACATACAACCGACAGCACAGCGCATTGGGGCAAATTAAGCCCCCATTCCAGTGCTCTAACTTGGTTGATGTATAGGCTGTATCTCATGCCGTTCCCCCAATACTCAACGCTATCGCCATTGGTTTAACCCAAACAGGTGCATTGGAAAGCAAAAAGGTCTCGCCTGATCTAGCCAATAAAATGGTAGTCCCCATGACTTCGGCAATGGCCTTTGCAGCCGATGGAGGAACCGCATTACCAATGCGCTCACGCCATGCTTCGTCATTCAGCCCGTCAAGCTCCAAGTACTCTTCTGGCTCAATGAGTGATTGAAGAGCGGCAAGCTCTAAGGTGGTAAAAGGACGGTGCCATGTACCGTCTAAAGAGCGAATGACAGCAAGACATTTTTCAGTCGCTTTAGGTAAGCGAGGGTCGGCAACAGACCAGCGGCCATTATCATGAGAGGCAGCCGCCGAAACCGCGCCGGAAGAACTATCCCAAGGAATGACACCGTAATGCCCACCACCGTAATAACTGTCTCCTTTTTGGCGCTTCATACCAGGACGCGGATCAGCCACCGCAAAGGCACCTTGCCCCGTTGTACTTCCCGCAATGACAGTTCCTGAAGATCGATCAAAATGCGTTACGGCATATTTGCTCGCAAAGCCGTTTCCGCGAGGATCGGCAACCGAAAAATTGCCGTTTGTTGGTTTACTCTTTCCGGCAACAGTCCCCATTGATTCATTCCAGTCATTTACACCCATATAGCCATTGCGATGTTCAGGCATGATCACGTAATCACGCAAATACCCATCTTCCATCGCTAAACGCTCAAGGCTTCGCCAATCTTTGCCAGCTTCAACAAACGCCAGCCGCACCCATGTTTTCCATTGAAGACGTGGAACTCTATGCATTACCCCACCGCGTTTGTCTCCTGGTAATGGCATACGATCCAAGACAGAACCCACACTTTTCAGGCCCTTATAGGTTGGCTGATACAAAAAAGGTGGTATCTTTTCAATGTGACGAGCGACCAGCAAAAAACGCTTACGGCTTTGAGCCAAGCCACCAATATCACCGCAATCATGCGTCGTTTCAGAAACGGCATAGCCAGCAAAAGAAAGCAGCTGATTAATTTGGTCTAACAAATGTCGCCCACGAGTTGCCAAGCGAGGGACGTTTTCAAAAACAATTAGATCAACAGGGTCATCTTTCCATGCTTCAATCATCAACCACACACAACGAAGCGTCAGTTCATTAAGAGCCTGATACTTAGGCGTTACCGACTTTTGCTGAGACAGCAAGCCACTCGCCCCTTTACACGGGGAGCTAATAAACACCACATTTGGCGCTTGGTTCTTTGCGGCCTTTCGAATGTCGGCTGGCGTGGCTTCTTTCCAGTCTTTACAAGGTTCTTTGCCATGAAAACGGGTGTACTGATCACGAGTGAACAAATCCATCAAGGTACCTTCCACACCCGTCAACGTTTTGAAATCACGAATGGCCGAAGGCTCAACATCAATGCCACCAAGGCATTCAAACTTACCTTCTAAATTACCTACCTTTGGGTTCGCTTGGTTAAATCCTTTTGCACCGGCACCAAGGCCACAGCAAAAATGAAAGTGCGTTATCGTTTCAGTCGTCATGACTCACCCCTTAATCTGTTTCTTGCTGTGCTCAAGCACGGCTTCACGAAGATCCATAAGCGCCTCGATGGCTTCGGTGATTTCCCGCTGGCATTGCTCTTGCTCACGCATGGTCAGCTTGCCGTCTTCCATGGATTTATGGATCATCGCCAACACATCGCCGTGCTCTTTTCCGACTTTCAGCACAGATTCCAGAATGCCCAGCGGTGCGGCTTGCTTCGTCTTAATGCTTAGCTCCATGCCCATAGCGCGGTAAATGGCATGGTTGCCAGTAATCAACTGAAGCGCCACGGCCTCACGCAAAGACATCTTGTGCGTTTCCGTTTGCGGGTTTGCCTTGTTGATCAAGACTTGGTGCCCTACGCCCATCAGCGGCGCGATTTGCTTCGCAGACAGCTCCGAGTTGTGCACCGTGTCGTAAATGGCTTGGTCGATGTGATCCATTGTTTTCTCCTGATAAATACAAACGTGTGCAAACCTTGAAGCCACGTTTTTAATGTTCTAAATTCGGTATTCCATTACTCAGAAAGCAAGGAAAGCGCATGAATATTGAGATCTACACGGACACTGTCGCCCTAGTGAAAACCTTCAAAAATGTAAAAGGCCCGATCCCAAGAACAGGTGAAATCCTGTCTCTAAAGCAAGATCCCGACTTAGTGGAAGACGTTGATGAATTCATCGTCAAAGAAGTCAAATACGTTCTAGAAAACAATGAACTAAGCCCTATCATTCGGTGCATGCCGTACTTTGGCGCTCATTCCCGCTCCTTCGTTATTGAAGACTTCGGATGGGATGGGAAGGCTGGATAACTGCTTAAGGACCTGATTAAGCATTTCGCCAGTCGCGTTTAACTGGTGAAATGTGTCTGTTTCACTTAAACCAGCATTATTCAAATGACCAGTGGTTCCCCATAGCTGCACTCTTAACTTAGAAAGAGACTCCTGCACTTCGCCTAAACTGCACTTATGCTTACTCATTGTTTTCTCCTGAAATAACTAAACGTGTTCTGGTTAAAAATCGTTCGCTAAGCTAAAAATCAGAGCGACTCATGATCTTTAAGAAGCTCATCAACACTCACTTTTCCCTCTGTCGCTTCGGATATGCGACGAATGTACTTAGCAGGAGCGCGCTTATGCAGACGCAACCAATTCCAAACATGGGCTTGTTTAACCCCTGTCATTTGAGCAAGGGCTGTTTGGCTCCCAACAATCTCTACAGCTTTTTGTATAGCTGACATACCACCTCCTACAACTTTTTGCTGTATTTAATAACAACATTTTATTGTTTGTCAAATACATAATTAGTTGTAATCATCTATGACATGTTTATTTTCTTAAGCGCTTGGATAAAAATGACGATTGCAGATAGAGTTAAATCACAACGAGTTGAACTAGGCCTGACACAGGTGCAACTAGCAAAACAGATTGGAATCAGCCAACAATCTCTTCAGAAAATAGAAGACGGAAGAACAAACAACCCTAGAAAGCTTCTAGAATTAGCTAATGCGCTAAACTGCTCTCCAGAGTGGCTACAGTTCGGCATTACTACTTCTAATGATTCAGCAGAGAGCAATGTCACTTCAGCGCCTTATTTCAATAGCTTCAGAAAGCTACCTCTTATTAGCCATGTACAGGCTGGGGAATGGAGCGAGGCCCTTGATTACAGGACTCTTGGGGATGATGTTGAGTGGCAAGAGTCACCATCAACTGCCAGCGAAAATGCCTTTTGGTTGAAAGTGGTTGGAGACAGCATGACAAGCCAAGTAGGCCAAAGTATTCCTGAAGGACACTTAATTCTAGTTGATCCAAACGTTCAAGCTGATAATGGAAGCTTAGTTGTTGCAAAGCTTGAAGGCACCGATGAAGTAACATTCAAAAAATTAGTTATCGATGCAGGGCAAAAATATCTGAAGCCACTTAATCAAAACTATAAGCCTCTTGAGATAAACGGAAATTGCCGAATTATTGGCGTCGTGACAGAGGCTAAAGTGAAGTTTTAAATATTTTTTAAAACTCTCAGCCCGCTTTGCTGCGGGCTTTTTTATGTCTAAAATAAATAATACAACTTTTAGGTGTTGACCAATAACCACTTTAGGTTGTAAATTAATCCTATTCATTACAACCAAAGGATAGGAATCATGTTAATTCTAACTCGCAGACCACAAGAAGCCATCTACATTGGCGACACCATCAAAGTCACCATTTCTAGCATCAAAGGCAAGCTGATCCGTGTTCGCACAGCGTCACCAGAACTGCTTGTCGTCACTCGTAAAGTGGGTGAACCCATCAACATTGGCAAAGACATCAGCGTGACACCTCTAAGCGTAAAAGGCATGCAAGTTCGTTTAGGCATCAAAGCGCCAAAAGACATCAGCGTCCACCGCGAAGAGATCTACAACGTCATCCAAGCAGAGAAAGCCCAACAAGCAATGGCAAACGCTTAGGGCAAGGAGATCACTATGAACACAGAGTCAATAAGCTGGAACAGCAACAAAATCGCAGGACACGACGCCAACAGCAACCCAATTACCGTGGGTGAATTAGTCGCGGCTATAGAAGGATACGAGCTGCTTGCCAGCATCGCCTCAATGCCAGACAGCATGCGTGACAACTTAGCCCGCGCCGCTGGTGAAAACTACCGCGTTAAAAGCAAAAACGAGCAGCTAGAACGCACAGTGAAAGAGCTAGAAAGCCAACTCAATACCTCTTTCTCACGAATCAGCGATTTACTGGCAGAACGAGCAGAAGTTGACAACAGCAAGCTACTGGAAGCCCTAGCCAAATACGCCAACCCAAAACACTGGCGCAACCCATACAACCAGCATGGCGAACTAGACACGCAGCAAAGAAACGTCTTCGCCCATGGTTACCACGGCTTTGAACTGGCCATGTCAGTGCTGAAAGACAAACAAAAAGCAGCTTAGGGGGAAGGATGATGAGTTTTGCAGTATTTGGAGTGTCTAAAGAATTGGCTCAAACACAAGCAGCAAAGCGCCTGAAAGCCATCGAAAAGGCTGGAGTCGAATCAGCCAAAAAGACAGTCGAGTCTTGGAAGTTTGATAGAAAACTAAGCAAAGTCGATATCGCCATTAAGATTCTATCGAACATTGGAGAAATCCCACAAGAGGCGTATCAAAATGCGTTCATCGAGTTGGTCGTTTTCTACATGGGTAAGCTAACACCAAAACAAATATCACCACTGTATGGCGACCCAAAACGATGTAGAGAATTCATAGACATAGCTAAGCGATACGGCGCTAAACAATTAGCGCCTAAGCAATGTATTCGGGTACAAGACCCAAAAAAAGCAGGCAAGTTTAAATCGCAATGGAATGATGTTCCTGCAAGTTTAATGAGATAAGGAGAAGGATGATGAGCCAAATCAAACCCAAATGGCCACGTAAACAACGTCTTAGCGAATACGCAAAAAATAACTTCGTTGACCCCAAAGCAGAACGAGCAAACCTATGTCGCCAATGTCGCCTGGGCGAACTTCCTGCGGTAAAAGAAGGAAATATCTGGTTTATATGGGTTCTGCCCGATGGATCAGCCGCTTACGGGTATTCAGAAGACAAGCCAGTACAGCAACAAGCAAAAATAGATCGCCCTAAAACAGGCAACGCCATTGCTGATGCTATTCTTTCAAACTACGTAATGGACAAAGGAATTGAGTTGAGATGAGCCCTCGTAAGAACAAGTTATGTGCCAATCTTAAAGTCATCACTCGCCCAAATGGAAGCAAGTATTATTACTATAAGATGCCCGATGGCAGGATGGAATCGCTAGGTCGAGACATCCCACAAAAGGCAGCGGAAGATGCCGCTATGGCGCTTAACATTGCTCTTAACAACCAAGAATCACTCATCAACCGTATATCAAAACGTGCCGAAGAACTGCGCAACTACAACCCACAAAATCCGCCTATGTCGCAAGTGATAGACGAGTTTAAAGTGACCAATCTTGATGCCGCCCTAGAGCAGGGTAAACAAGGTAAAGAAACCATTGTGAGCAAAAAGTATAAACTCGACGAGTACATGGACAACTGGGGCAAAATGCGAGTCCAAGATATCCGAACCTTTGACCTCGCCAACCTAGTCAAAACCAAAACACCTCACGCCCAGGCAAAGCACGTCCCGTTATTACGGGAGCTTTTTCGCTATGCTGTCACGACAGGCTATAGGGACGACAACCCAGCCAACGAACTCAAAGCCGCCACGCCAGAGCCAAGACAACGCGAGCGACACACACTAAGCGGCTATATGAAAGTCAGAGAAGCCGCGCCAGATTGGTTAAAACGCGCCATGGACATTGCCATGTACAGTCTTCAACGTCGGGGTGATCTAGTAGAGATTCAGTTTTTAAAAGACATCAACCTACAAGAGCGAACCATTCGGGTACTGCAGCGCAAAACCCAACGATACAAACACCCTGTGTTTATCGATATAGCCATGGGCGACATTTTGTGGAATTCGGTTCAAGACGCCATATCAAGCAAAACAAACTGCCCTTACCTAATACATTGCCGACCTCTACGAATGGACAAACGAGACATGGCCGCCAAACCACACCCTTTTTATGTCTTGCCAGATTATCTAACAAAGCAATTTCGTAAATGGCGAGACAAAAGCGGCGCCTATGATCACCTAGAACCAAAAGAACGCCCAATGTTTCATGACATACGAGCACTTGGGATCATGCTTTATCACAAAGCCGGTTACCCAAAAGAGTACATCATGGCGTTAGCTGGGCATGCAAAAGAAAGCACAACAGACCACTACATAGAAGGTCACGAAAAACCCAAGCCACTTCGAGTAGCAGCAGAATTAGACATCAGCAACATAGCGATAGAAGACATAGATTGGCGGCAAAACAAACTTCCGCCAGAACTGGCAAGATTAATCGACGAAGAGGGCTAA